GGTGCAAATCCTAACTCGCATTATAAATACTGATAAAGTCCTTATAAAAAGGCAGAAAAGGTATATATAAAAAGGTGGAGAAAATGGTATGACGTGTAAAGATTGCATACATATTCAAACTGACGAGGATAAGGGCAGATACCATTGTGAGAAATGTATTTACGGAGATACTTATGTTTCCCTTGATTGTCCAATAAATCGTTGGTGCGATAACAAGTTTGAGCCGAGAGAGAGTTCGTGGGAGAGCGTGAGCAAATGACTTGTCAAGATTGTAAATACTTTGATGCGGACAATCATCCAACAATCTTTAGTTTTATGTCTCGTGCAGGGCATTGTGATAAGCGTATCGCAGACGGGTATGATGAATACCCTATGCCCGATTGTTACGCTTGTGATATGTTTGAGCCTAAAGAAGATTCGTGGGAAAGTGTGAGCAAATGAAAGATTATTCAGTAGTATTAAAGGAATTTGATATAGACGATATAGGCGATTTTAGTGATGGCTTTCATACATTTAATCAGCTTTATCATCAAAGAGCCGTTTTGTTCGCTACTATCGTAAATCAGAACAGGGATAAATCTTGGAAATCGTGGAAACACGAAGATGGTCAGTATTGTTTTGATAGTAATGGCGAATGGTTTATTGTTGGAGTTGACACGCCCGAGGGCAGTTATACATACCATTATTCAAAAGAGTATTGGAATATGTTTGATTGTTGTGAGCTTGATTGCAGTAAGCATTGGGATGGTCATAAGGAAGATGATGTAACAAGACTGCTTTCGTTGGCTGGGGAAAGCGTGAGCAGATGATATCATTAGACAGAAAATGGGGCAGAATTACTCTCTTTGAGGAATATGGCTTTGGCTTTTACTTTCAACCTCATTGGAGCATTTATTTCCTCATAGGCTTTATCGGCATTAACATTCAGTTGAATAGAAGTGAGAGCGTGAGCAAATGAGCAAGTTACGGTCAAGTAAAAAAATGTCCTATTTATGCGATTCTTGCATCATTAACGTATTCAAAATCAAGTTACAGGCAAGTAAAACAGAGTGCCATGAGGGGGCGATTTTAATGAAAAAATAAAACTTTACCGAAAATGTTGTTTTTGGTATGATGAGCAAAAGGAGTTGTAATTATGGAAGATATATTCAAAAATGCCGAAAACAACGAAAGAGAGAGCATGACGATTCCATTCAGAGCGCACGAAAGTATGCTTGCAAGAATGGAGATCCACAATAAGAGACTTTGGATTTTAATAGTCATCCTTGTTTGTTTTCTTGTAGGAACAAATGCCGGATGGCTTATTTATGAAAGTCAGTTTGAAGTAACGCAAACATCCGTAGACCAAGATATAGATACAGGTGAGGGTGATGCAACCGTTATAGGCATAGGTGATTATAATGGCGAGAGTGAGACAGACAGTAACAACACGGCGCAGAGTCCGTAAGACAGGTGGTAATACAGGTTACAAAAGATGCCCAAGATGCCACGGTACAGGGAGAATACGTAACCGATGAAGATTGATGAAGAAACCCTCAATTCCAACATCGAGTATTGCATAGATGAATATGTTAGATTGATAGAACATCGGCAAATACTTCGAGAGAAATGGTTTGAGGGTTTAACTTTGGAACAAATAGCAGAAAAGCATAACGTGTCACTAACCATAGTTAAAAGAGTAATCTATGATAAAGGTGACAAAATACTTGTAAGGGCATCCAAAATGTGTCCGAAAAGTAACCTTTTATAGCCCTATCGGTTTCTGTCGGTAGGGCTTTTTTTTTTATATCTTTAAGCCATACGAGGTAACTATGTATGGCTTATCAATTCTACAATCCAAATCCATTGAGAAATACTGTCGGTGATTGCGTTATAAGAGCCATTTGTAAGGCTTTTGACTACGATTGGTATAAGGCATACACCGAGATAACCGTACAAGGTTACGCTATGTGCGATATGCCAAGTTCTAATGCCGTATGGGGGCAATATCTAAAGTTAAATGGCTATCGCAGATACATTATCCCTAATACCTGCCCTGATTGCTATACCATAGATGATTTTTGCAATGACAACCCTAAAGGTACGTTCATAGTCTGCACAGGTAGTCATGTTGTAGCTATCGTTGACGGAACGCTTTACGACAGTTGGCAATCAGGATCGGAAACACCTATCTTCTATTGGCGAAAGGAGTAACCGTTATGCCTGCTAATTATCCACAGTATTATTATCCGCAGTATGTTCAGCCACAGCCTGTTGTGATGCCACAGCCTGCAACACAGCAAGTGCAGAATCAGCCTACACAACCGCAACCACAGACACAGACTACACCTATACAGAATAGTGGTTTTGTCTTGGTTATGAGTGAAGATGAAGCATATCGCTATCCTGTTGCTCCGGGGCATTGCGTGACTTGCAAGGTGGTTAACAAACCGATTGTCATTGAGAAGTCAATGTCATTCTCGCAGTTAGACAATCCCAAGATTGACAGATACAGACTTGTCAAAGAAGAGGTTGTAGACGAGCCTAAACAGATTGAACCTGTCGAGATAAAAGAATCTGCCACGGATGAATTAAAGGCTGAAATTGACGCTTTAAGACAGGATATTGAGGGCATTAAGAAGAAACTCTACTCAAACAATCAGAATCAGAGTCAAAACAAGCCTATCGCAAAGAAGAAAGAGGTAACTGACAATGATTAACCCTATGATCGCACAGTTTTTTAAGAATCCTATGGCTATGCTTACACAGCAATATAACATACCAAAGGATATGAATAACCCTGATGATATACTTCAATACTTGCTCAATTCCGGGCAAGTTACGCAGGCACAAGTCAATCAGGCTATGTCTATGAGAAACAATCCGGCTATACAGATGCTTATGAGAGGTATGAAACGATGAATTTAATTAAGAAGAAAATGGATGCTTACATAATGAGCCTTATTGAAAAGGAAACTCTTACACCCGAAGAGTATATGATCCTTGCTTTTGAGTATGACAGACGCAGAGAAGAATCTGAAATCGAAAGCAACGATACGATTATGCGGATATTTAAGACGTTGAATTAAGACCAAATTGCAACTTATTGCAACTTATTGCAACTAATTGCAACCAACTTGAAATCGAATAAAAACAGAATTTCTGCTTTTAAGAGTCTATTTTTGCGGAATTTCTGCAAAATAACGGCTTAAATGTCTCAAATACGATATTAAGGCAAGATGCGCATTAGCCTTGATATAGGAACTATTAACCGACTATCCGATTTGAGGATAGTTGTTCGACCACAAATAGTTATGTGGTAGAAAGGACTAAACACCATGAACGATGAATCAACAAACATGGTTATGCCTGTTTCCCCTATGTATGGTAACGGCGGTGGTTTCGGCTTTGACGGAAACAACGGTTGGTGGATTCTCCTGTTACTCCTTTTCGCCAATGGCGGTTGGGGTGGATTTGGCGGTTTCGGCGGTCTTGGAATGGGAATGGCTGACGGAATGATGCTTTATCCTTGGATGAATCAAGCAGAAATCACTACAGGCGGTTTCCAGAACGCAGCTACCAATCAGGCTATCGCTTCATTACAGAACAGCGTAACAAGCGGATTTGGTGACGTACAGAATGCTCTTTGTAGTGGATTTGCAGGTGTTAACGCAGGTGTGGCTAACGGCTTTGCACAGGCTGAAATCTCTAACAATGCTCGTCAGATCGCTAATATGCAGACCGCATATGCAGGACAGACGGCTATGGCACAGGGATTTAATAACCTTGCGTCACAGTTTGCAGATTGCTGCTGTGAGCAGAGATTGTCAAATTGCCAACTTTCAAACACCGTACAGAACGAAGCAAATGCTACACGTTTTGCTGATGCAAACAATACAAGAGATTTGCTTACGGCATTTAACTCTGGTATTCAGAGCCTTAAAGATCAGATTTGCGATTATCGCAACGAGCAGAAAGATGATACGATTGCACAGCTTCGTTCCGAACTGCTTTATGCAAGAGGTCAGGCATCACAGGATGTTCAGACCGCAGCTATACAGGCAGGTCAGAGAGCATTGGCTAACGAAGTTGAGCAGTATGTACTGCCTACTCCACGTCCGGCTTACATCGTACAGAACCCTAATTGTTGCGCACCTACCGCTTGCGGTTGTGGTGGTTTCTGATAGGGGGTGAGTTTATGGCAGCCGAGTATAGTGCTAATGCGGCACAAACTGTGCCTATTGGTGGTAGCGTGATTTTCACAGAATCCTCTGTACCTTGCGATCGTGGTCTTGTTTATCATCGTGAGGACTCCGGGATTTTCCGACTTGCCAATAAGTTCTTCCGTCAGAATGTTTGTAATTGTTGGAGAAGAAACACTAACTATGAGGTAGCGTTTCATGCAAATATAGCAGTTCCGACAGGTGCAACAATACCTGACGAGGGTATATCCCTTGCGATTGCTATAGACGGTGCTGTTGATCCGTCAAGCACAATGATTTTTGTTCCTGCTGCTGTAGAGGATTTTGGGAATGTTGGTGCTGATATTATCGTGACAGTTCCCTTTATGTGCGGTTGTTCTTCCGTGTCGGTAGTAAACACAAGCACAATTCCGATTACAGTACAGAACGCAAACATTCTTTTTGACAATTAAGGGGGTACAATATGGACAGTTTAATGAAACTCCGTGATTTACTCATGGAAGAACTCGATCATTGTGCCGAAAAGGATGAAATCAGAAGTGACAATGCACTTCATCGTATTGATAAGTTAACACACGCTGTTAAATCCATAGACACGATTCTTGCTATGGAAGATGCCGGATATTCAAATGACGGTTATTCATATGCAAGACGTAGACGTGACTCAATGGGAAGATACAGCAGGGGTTATCACGATGATATGTCCTATGATGGTAGATCATATAACTACAGCCGAAGAGGGCGAAACAATAGAGGATATAGCCGTGATGATGCCAAGGCAGACCTTATCAATCAGTTGGATGATATCTGGGAATCTACAGATGATGAATCCATGAAGCACATGATTGAAGAATGGAAGAGACAGGCAGAACAGAAATAGTCTGTTGACAAGAAGAGGTTGGAGATTTATATTTTCTTCAACCTCTTTTTTGTGGCAATGTGAGAAAAATTAGTCCATATTAGTCCTAAAAAAATATGAAACACGAAAAAACACTGTAAAATCAATGGATTTGTGGGTTTGGCTGTATGTTCGACTCCCGTATCCTGCTTATTTTTGAAGAAGTCAGTATTTACAACAAAAACGGCGCAAAGCCTTGTAAATACTGACTTTTTTAATGTCCAAATCTTTGATAATACAAAAGAAGATTTAATAAAAACGAATAACTTTGGAAAAAAATTAGTCCTATTTAGTCCTGACAGGACAAAAAAATATAAACCTCATAAATTAAAGTCATTTGCCATTGTCTTTTTGGCGTCATCAACATTCATAGCGTGACGATAAACTTTTTTCATAACGTTGTCTGTTGACCAACCGCCTATGGATTGGATGATTGCATCAGAATAACCCAGATCGTGAGCGTAAGATGCGAAGAAATGCCGTAATTTATGAATAGAGAAATGTTCGATACCGAGTTTTGGAAGTGTTCTGCGGATATATTTGTCAATTTGTAATGGATAATTCTTATAAATATATCCTTGTTGTCTGATTAGTTCGGCAAGTTTATGTGGTATGATGATTGTTCTGTTGGACTTGTCTGTTTTTGGAGTAGGTTTTAGAACATAACCGTTGCTACCCCGGACAAGAGCCTTGTTGATTGTTAAGGTATCATCTTTTAGATCATCAAGCGTTAAAGCACATATCTCTGATGCACGAAGAGATAGAGTAGCCAAACGTAAGGGTACATAGTATTCAGTACCTTTAGATGCGTTTAGAAGTGCCTTAACATCGTCAACAGTAGGTATGTAAGGCTCTTTGTGTATCTTTTTAGGCAGAGTAACAGAAATGTCTGTTTTGGGGATAAATAGCCTTATAACAGTTATGATGAAGTTTGCAAAGTTAGCGACAGTTTTAGGTGAATGGTCTGTAGCGTAATCGTTAACAAGAGTTTGAACAGTATAATCGTCTATTTCAGATATATCATAACCCTTGAAATCATCAGGAATACTTCTTAACAGGCTTTCATATCCTCTTATTGTAGACGGAGATAAGACATTCGATTTAGCCTTGATATACTTTTTCGCAGCTTCTTCAAACGTCATAGAGACATTCACACGATGGTTGATCTTATCTTGTATCAGTTCGTATGCTTCTTTTTTGGTCGGCTTATAAGGAACGGTAACAGAGTAAATCTTACCGTTATCCATTTGTCTGATTCGATATGAGCCGGATGGTCTTTTGTCGATTGTCATTCTTTATTCCTCATAGATTCACTATAAGCCAATAATCGTTTAATCATTTTTTGTGTATCTTCATCAGCTTGTCTAAACGCAAGCACCATAAATCTCTCTGATTCGGATATAGGCTCATTCATGAGCAGGTCTACGTTGTGCATTATCTTATCTATCGCTTCGGGATTTCCAATTATGGCGTTGATATTTACGTTAAGGGCATCAGCAACTCTTTGAACCCTTGGAGTGGTCATATCCTCTACACCGTTTTCAATTCGGCTTATAGACGCTTTATCTTTTAACCCCATACGATCAGCAAGGTCTTGTTGCGTCCATCCTCTCATTTTTCGGATTTCCTTTATGTTGCTACCGATTTGTTTTCTGTGAACATCCTGATCCATAGCGTTACCTCTCTTTAATAAGAGAATACATTAAAAGTTAAAAAAATTCAACTTAGGGGTTGACAGATAGATTAACTTCATGTAAAGTAGTTTTCAGTTGATGTATCCATTAACTACAAAATATTGTGGAAAGGGGGAACAGTTGAATGATTAACACGCAACTTCTTGATGCGAAGATCGAAGCAAGTGGTCTGAAAATCGGTTATATCATTGAGAAGCTAGGTCTTTCCCGGAATGGCTTTGATAAGAAGAGAAAAGGAATAACCCCTTTTCGAGTTTCCGAAGTCTATGTACTGAAAGACCTGTTGAAACTCACGGATGAAGAAGAGGTCATTATTTTTTATCCAAAAGTTAATGTATAACTTAACCGATAGAAAGGAGAACGATGAACGAGAAACGGAACGTCAAAGGTCAGAAAGCAGCGGTTTTGAAATATCTGAAATCAGGGTTTTCGTTAACCACTAAAGAAGCATCAGATAAGTTCGGATGCACAAGACTTCCGGCAAGAATATCTGATTATCGCAGAGAGGGTTATTGTTTCGCAGAAGAGTGGGTGCAAGGTGAAACAAGATATGGAACACCTACAAGATTCAAACGCTACAAACTCATTCAACAGGTGAATTGAAATGCCCAGAGTTAAAGAGGTCAGTTACATAGAAGCGGAGAAAACTACATACGCAAAGATCAAGGGTGCTATGGGTTTGAGAAACCTAAAGCAGAAAGACATAGCGAATGAGTTAGGCTTACACGAATCCACAGTATCACAGCATTTTGCAAACAGAACATTCTCATATCTTCAACTACTACAGATATTTGAGATTGTCGGATTGGAGTGTGAGATATGTCTAAACGCTTAATGGTATGTATCTTTGCTCTGATTGTTTGGATAGTCTCAATCGGTGCAGAACGTAACGAGCCGAGACAAGAAACCATCGACTTTGAGCAAGCAGGTTTCCAAAAGATAAACGTAACGGCTTATTGTGTTGGTCATCACACGGCAACAGGCGTTCCTGTTCATTACGGTTGCATGGCGGTCAGTAAAGAACATTTGGGCGATATCGCACTTCTTTACACGATAGACGGAGAATATATCGACATATTTGAGGGTAACGACCAAGGTGGCACAGATGCAATCCGAGAGGGAAGAGTAGTGGATGTATATTTCCCAACTTATGACGATTGCAAGGAGTTTATGAAACTGACAGGCGGTGTTGCCTACATCAAGTATATTTCGGGAGAGGGTTGAAGATGAAGTATTTAATCAGAGCATTTATGGGAATAGGATTTGTAGCAATGCTTTTCGGAGCAGGCGCAATGGATAGTAGTTCGATAATCGCACCCATAATGATAACCATTCTGGGAATCGGAATGTTCGCACTTGGCGGTTATCTTGATAGTTACTACGAATGGTACACGGAAAGGGGAGAGAACAGATGACATTTACAATTTCACCGTTTGTACTTGGTATTTTGGTGACGTTACTTGCAGAGTTCATAGCAATCATCATCTACGGAATCTTCAAGCAGAAATAAAAGAACGCCATACCGAAATATGACGTTCCCAACCAACAAACAAACTCGAAAAGGAGTTGTTTAACCAACAATAACATAAAAGAAAGGAGTATGCAAGATATGGTCGAAGCAAAATGGCGTGTAGCCGGAATATTTAAGGCTGATGCACAAAAGGTCTATGAAGAAATCGGTGACAATGAAATTTCTGCCGAGGAATTACTTGATCGTGCCAGAAATGAAAACACCGAACTTCACAAGTGCTTTGAGTGGGATAACAACAAAGCTGCGGAGAAGTACAGACTCCAACAGGCAAGACAGGTTTTGAACAGTTTGGTATTTATCCCTGTCGAAACATCAGAGCAACCTGTCCGGGTATTCAGTTATACCACGGAAACAAAGTACAAGCCGACAATTCAAATGGTACGGAATATGGACGAATACACATTATTGTTGGCACAGGCGAAACGAGAACTTGATGCTTTCAGAATCAAGTATAAGACCTTAAAAGAACTTAAAGGTGTATTTGACGCAATAGAGGAACTTTAAGGCAACCTGTCAGCAGGTGTTAAGTTGGCGATAATAACCAACCCCGCACACTATACCAGAATGAAATGATATGACATAACAGGTTATCGAAGCAAATGATATGGCAGAAAATGTCAAAACAATATAATGCAACACATATTATCGCTGACTTAATGCCTGTTGGCAGAATACAGTTAACTAAAGGTCAAAAAAACATAGCAAAAATAACAACAGTACACGACACTCTACCGTTAAATCGGTGGCAATAGCCACGAAAATACCGTAGTACAGGTCAAAAAACCATAACAAACTACAGTAGACCATAGGGTATCAGAGAATAAAATACGAAACCATAGAACAATACAACTATTGTCACTTGTTTAGCGGTAGAGCAAACCAACACTTATTCAAGAAAAGGAGATTATCACAATGGCACAGAAAACAGAAATCATCGAAGTAAAACCAATCACAACGCAGAACGCAACAATCACGATCGTTGGAGATACCGACCTTGTTCTTAACAAGATGAATGATCCTACCGCCAAGGCACTCACGGACGCAAGGAAAGATAAGGCAAAGTCAATAGAGAAGCCGGATAAGTGGGAGTGCATCATCACTTCAATGCATTGGCTTAATGGCAAGCCTGACGAGTTTTCCGAGGAATCCTTAAAGAGAAACCTTAACCCCAAGGTTAACGCACCCTGCATTACGGCTTTTGGACTAAAAAAAAGTTTTGGTGATGCGGTTGTCAGGAATGAGATAGCGACTTACGCTACCAAGTTTAACGCAAGTGTTAATGTCATTGGACGTGGCGACGGTTTAGTGCCTATTACATTCGCAACACATAGTATTGACGAGAAGTTAATGTCACCCAAAAAAGGCGCACCTGTCCTTGTAAACCTTAACCGCTTTAGTGGGTGGACAGCACAGTTTGAGATATCCTATATCGACTCTGTTTACTCTTTGGAACAGATTATTAGCATCATCAATTTGGCAGGTTTCGGTCTTGGTGTTGGTAGTGGCAGATCGTCAGGTTACGGACGTTATCATGTTCAGAGTTTAGATTAACCGATTATCGGTTTTCTAATAAACAATGTAGTTCTAATCACTATTGCACAGGACATTATAGGGCAATAAAGGACAATATAGGAAATCACAGGACACGATAAGACAAGACAAGACACTACATTGATTACCCCTGTCGGTAGGTGGTTAGACCGTCAATCTACTTGGTAGGCATCATTTTGGCGGTAATGCCAAGAAAAGAATACAGAATAGAACAGCAGAAATTAAGACACGACACATCAGAAAAGAACAATACAACACATTATCGTCAAACTAATGCTTATCAGGCAGAACACAGTACAGAACAAAACAGAACATTACAATACATGACAGAACACAACAACACACGAAATCATAAATCTTTCAGAAAGGAGAAATAATGAAGATTACATTTAAGCACTTATCACTTGAAAACTTCTGTGGACTGAAGAAGTTTGAAACCGATTTTTATGACCGCACGATGATTAAAGGTCAGAACAAGGTTGGTAAGTCCACAATCCGTAATGCTATCTATTGGTTACTGACAGATAAATTGTCTGATGGTGGCGCAATAGATGGAATCAGACCGAGGGATGAAGAGGGCAATGACATTCACCAGATAGACGTGATCGGTTGCCTAACAATAGACGTAGACGGTAAGGAAATCCGTGTTAAAAAGACCTATTCCGAGAATTGGGTGAAAAACAAAACTACCCAAAATCAGGAGTTCAAGGGCAACGAAACCACTTATGAAATCAACGAAATCCCGAAGCGTAAAAAGGATTTTGAAGATTATCTGAATCAGTACATCGACCTTAACAATCTGTCATTCTGCATGAATCCGCTTGTTTTCTTGCGTATGAACAGTAAGGAACGCAGGAATACTCTGTTTAGCCTTGTGGATAACGCAGATACAGACGTTCTTGCATCCGACAAGAGATTTGCAGAACTTGAAAGTGATTTGCAGGACGGCACGATTGATGAACTGATTATCAGAAGCAAGGCAACAATCAAGCGTTGCAATGAGAGAATTGCAATTCTGCCTGATCTTATGACAGCCGAGGAATCTCACATTATCGAGTTATCGGATGATGAAGTAAAGGCACTACGCAAGGAACTTGCCGAGGAAGAAGCCAAGATTACCAAACTTGATACTGTTGCTGATACTGCGAATGAGTTGTCACAGCGAATCGCAGATGCAAAGTCAAAGTTGGTCAAGATTGACACCGATTATCGTGTAGCGGTACAGAAAGCCGAAGCTAATGCAAACCTTGAAAAAGGCAATCTGACAAATGCGATTGCTATGGGTAACGGTACTATCAAGAACTACGAACAGAATATCTCAAATGCAAAGAAAAGGTTGGAAGATATCTCAACGCTTATCAAGGACTATGCAAGATCAATCAAAGAACTTGAAACCGAGACATTTGACGAGTCAGATATGCGTTGCCCGGTATGCGGTAGCAAGTACACGAAAGCCAAAGTAGACGGATTGCGTAAGACTTGGGAAGAATCGCAGACAAAGAAGATAGCCAACCTCAAACACTTGGCTGATGATTTAGAGTTACGTTACCACGAAATTGAAGATGATATAGCGAAGTGGACAGCAGAAATTACGGAGAAGCAGGCGGAGATCACAGGATATGAGAATCAACTTGCTGTGATTGAGACAATGCCTGCACCTGTTGAAAAGCCGGATACCACAGAAAAGGATAAACTCACGGCTGATATAGCGAAGTGGGAATCTGAACTTGAAGCGTTAAGTCTGTCATCTGGAACAGATAGGCAGATGATTCTTGACCATATCAAAGATATCAACATCAAACTCAATGCTCTTGTCACGAATGACGCTTTCAGAGCGAAATCCGAAGAGTATAGACAGGAACTTCTTAAACTGTCACAGCAGGTAGCAGATGAAGAGCGCAAACTTGACCTGATGCAGTTGTATCAGAGAACAAAGATAGGTGCAATCACAGATGCTATCAATGAGTATTTCCACGTTATTAAGTGGCGATTCTTTAAGCCACAGATAAACGGATCGTATGCCGAAGTTTGCGAACCTTTAGTTGGTGGAGTTTCTCTTGACGGTTTGTTGAATCGTGGTGACAGTATTTTGGCAATGGCTGATTTGTGTATGGCATTTCAGCGTAAAGCCGGAGTAAGCGTTCCGTTGTTGTTGGATGATACGGAATCTGTTGACGAGGACAGATTACCAAAGGCTGACAATCAACTACTATTTTTCAGACGTACTGATGATAAAGGTTTAATTATTGAACCTTTAATATAAAACAGGACAATGCACCATAAATCAAAACAGAACAAAACAGAACATTATAGTGCAGAATCTAATTATTTACCTTGTCGGTGGAAAGGTTAAACCGTCAATCTTCCGTGGGTGTTGTGTTGGCGGTAACGCTAATAAGCATAGTATATGTCATAATAGATCACTATTGCTTACTAAAAAACATAACAAATCAATGCACCATACCACAATATAGTACACGCTACCGCTTACACAATGCCTACGGCAGAATACAAGACAATACATTACAGTACAAAACAAAACAGTACAGGACATAACACAACAAAATATAACAATACATAAGAAAATGAGGTAATCGAATGAGATACAGACTATTCAAAGCAATAAAAGGTCGCAAAGTTTACCTGACCGTTGATATGGATATATCCGTGTCAAATACAGATGCAATCAAGATAGCCGACACCTACTTCAAAGCAGGAAAGAGCAATCTTATATGTGAGATAGGTCGGATAATCGGCAACGAGTTATATCTTGATGACACAAAGGGCAAGTATCCGAAGATTATGGGCGTAGCAAATTACGATGTATGGGTAATAAGTCGTATGACACCTGTTGAACGCATAGAACGTAGTAACAAGAAGAATTGGAAAAGGGAAGTGAGGTAGAAAATGGCAACAACAGCAGTAGCAAATCAGCAGAAACAGGAAGTAGGCATAGCAGGTTTTCTTAATATGCCTGCCGTAAGAGCAAACATTGAGTCGGTAGTAGGCAAAGGAGCATCAACCTTTATATCAGGTGTTGTATCAGCCGTACAGACTAACCCGGAACTTGCAAAGTGTGACAAGGGATCAATTCTTTCGAGTGCCTTACTTGGAGAGTCTTTGAAATTATCTCCGTCACCGCAGCTTGGCAACTATTATCTTGTGCCTTACAAGAACAAAAAAACAGGCGGTTCAGATGCACAGTTTCAGCTTGGCTACCGTGGAATGATTCAGTTGGCGGTCAGATCAGGACAGTACAAGAACATCGTTGCATCAGAGGTTAAAGAGGGTGAGATTGAATCGTATAACCCCATTACAGAAGAGTTTGTCTTAAAGCCTTGTAACGATCCCAAGAAGAGAGCGAAGTTAAAGACAATCGGTTACTACGCTATGTTTGAACTTACAAGCGGTTTCCGCAAGGAAATCTATTGGAGCATTGAGGATATGCAGGAACACGCTAAAAGGTATTCTGCCGGATATCGTAGTGACCTAAAGAATGGAACGGCATACACATTCTGGTCTATGTCATTTGATAACATGGCAAAGAAAACCATGCTCCGTCAGTTACTTTCCAAATGGGGCATTATGTCAGTTGATATGCAGAAAGCGTATGCAAGTGACCAGGCGGTTATTAGAGAGGATGGAACGCCTGAATATGTAGATAGTTATGTTGATCCTGTTGAAGTCAGGGATGCTGATGTTGCCACAGGCGCAAATCAGACAGAGTTTGTCGATGCAGATACAAAAGAGGTCACTACTGATGCTGACGGTCAAATGTCTATCGCAGGGAAGTAAAGGCAACTGTTGGATAGCCGATTATGACGGAGAACTACTGATAATTGATGCAGGAATCTCAATCAAAGAGATCAAACGTGGCATTGATTATAACCTTGTGGCGGTACAGGGAGTGCTTATCAGCCATGTTCATAAAGATCACTCTATGGCGGTAGAGGACTTGAAGAATTGTGGGCTGTCAGTATTTACACCATTTACCGTAGACCAACGGTCAAAGACTTTTGGTCACTACAGAATACAAGCGTTTTCTGTACCGCACAACGGATGCGAATGTTACGGCTTTTACATCAAAGTAGGAGATCATCGGTTGATATATGTAACAGACCTTGAATTTCTGCCGTTTACATTCCGAAAGCAGGAAATAACCACAATTATTTGTGAATGTAATTATCAGACCGAATATCTCAATATGGACGCTGATAACATTCGACATAAAGTCATCGGTCATTGTGAATTGCAAACAACTATTGGGATTGTTGAAGCAAATGCAACAGACAAATTGCAGAACGTGATAATCACACATATGGGTGTTGATACCTGTGATAGTCGAGAGTGTGTAGCCGAGATCAAAAAGATAGTTCCTGATAGCGTGAATGTAGATTATGCACAAGCAGGGAAAACTTGGGAACTATAGCATCGGTAAGTGTAATGTGACAATGACACATTATAGCGAAAGGAAGTGATAAATATGCCACTTGAATCAGGGCATAAAGTGACAATATGGAGCATAGAGGATAAGGGTACTTACGCAAGAGCAAGTCTATCCGGGCAGAAAAAGGATAAAGACGGACAGTATCAAACAGATTGGTCAAATTCATTTTGTACGTTGTATGGCAAGGCTTACGAAGAGGTCAAGGGTAAAGAGTTTGAGTATGACAAGAAAACCCATATAGACGCAAAGATCGGATGGGGATATGAGACAGAACGTGAGACTTCTGACGGACGCAAATATACCAAGAAGCAAGCACCGTTCAGCGTATCAAATAACAAGGCAAATGGTACGTTATATACGAACTATGCGATATACGATATGACGTTAGTAAACTCAAAGTCACATTCTGATGATGTAGAAGAAACTAATGAAGAATCAACAACTACCAAAGAAAATGTGACACCTGTTGAAACACCGTCACAAAATGGTTTAGTTGGTCTTGATTTTCTTAACATTCCTGATGGTTTTGTCGGTGCAGAATTGCCATTTAAGTAAGAGGTACAGATATGGAGACAGCAAGGAAACGTTATACGTTTGGATATAAAAACGATGTAGCACGACTGCATATCAAGAATCCGCAATCTATCGTATCAATTCCGGCTTTTGTATGCAGACAGTTGTTTGATAAATGGTCTACTTTGGGTATCGACACAGATATAATCACATATTCGTTAGACAACACCAAGATACTTATTGTACCTGCATCGACAAGTTCTGATGAAACGTTTGTATTAAGCACAAATGGATCAGGTGCAGGTCGCAAAGTGACTTTGCCGTTGTATTTGGTTGAGAAGTACAAGCTGCAAAACGGCTATTACCGCATAAGAGTTGGCAAAGACGGATCGTTGGAAATCAATCTTAAAGAGAGGGTTGGATGATGCTGAAAGAGGGAGATAAAGCAATCGTTCGCACAAATGACGGTGGGCATTTTTACGCAGGAAAGCACGTAGTTGTCATTAGGGTTTTATCTGACATTCATAAGAAACCTATTCGTGTCAAAGCAGAATACGGAAATTGTGAAAGTTGGTATGCCGAATCTGACCTACAGAAAGTCGAGGGGCAATATGGCTAATTATAGTCCGAGACAAAGATATGCAATAGAGCAGAAAAACAGGCAACGCATCAAAGCATTGAATCCTGACATTGACGATAAGAGTGGCATCTACTTCTTCACACGTACAGACGAGGATGGTGTCAACCATGCGTATATTGGTCAGGCATCTACTTCGTTACTGAATAGGTGTGCTCAACATTTATCGGGTTATCAGTACATTGACTTGTCATTAAAGAACCACGGACTTTATGACGCACAGAAAAATCCTTATGGCTATAAGTTGGGATTTACTCATTACCCTGTCGAGGAACTTGATAAATGGGAAGAGTATTGGATTCTGCAATATGCCAAGGCAGGTTATCAGCTTAAAAACCGCACAGGTGGAAAACAAGGTAAAGGTAAAAAACAAATAGCCGAATACCGACCTGCCAAGGGCTATTATGACGGACTTGCACAAGGCAGAAAGAATCTTGCAAGGGAACTAAAGTCGATCATCGACAAACATCTACTTGTGATGTTGAAGCCGGACAAAGTAGCTAACAAGACAAGCCAAAAGATGCTTGATAAGTTCTGGGATTTGCTGAATACGGATGAAGATAATGAGGTAGGAAATGAATAAAAGAGAATTTATTTATAAATCTCAAAATGGAAGATGCTTTTATTGTGGGTGCAAGTTAGATAAAAATGATTTTCACCTTGACCATATAATACCGAAGTCAAGAGGTGGAACAAGCCAAGGAATAGATAATTATGTTGCTTCGTGTCCTGATTGTAATTTGCTAAAGAGTAATAGATCAGTAGATGAATTTAGGAAATATCTTGAAAACATTTTCGATTATTCTATTCAGGGCAGAATGATACGTAAGTTTTATCACGTAAAGAAACGTAAGATTAAATTCTATTTGGAGAAATAATATGGGCGATAGACGTATGTTTTCAAAAGCGATAACGGATAGTGATGCTTTTCTTGATATGCCGTTATCAACGCAGGCTTTATATTTTCACCTGTCAATGAAAGCAGATGATGATGGATTTGTAAACAATCCTAAACGTATACAGAGGCTTATAGGTGCATCAGATGATGATTTTAAGTTGCTTATAGCAAAGAGTTTCATCTTGACGTTTGAATCCGGGGTTATCGTTATCAAGCATTGGCGAATAAATAATTGGATTCGTGCTGACAGAAAAATAGGTACTACATACACCGAGGAATTAGATATGTTGCACATTAAAGATAACGGTGCTTATAGCCTTGAAACCCTTGAAAATAGGGAAGTGCAACCAAGTGACAACCAAATGCCAACCAAATGCCAACCAAATGACAACCCAATTAAGTCAATTTTATTAGTTGATAATAATAACTATAACCCTTTAGAAGAAGTAAAACCTATTAAAGAAAGTAAATCTAATAAAAAGAATATATCTATAGATATATATAAATTATTAGATGATACAGATATGGATGAAGAGGTTAAAGAGAAGATCAGGGAATGGTTGACTTATAAGACCGAGAGAAAAGAGGGATATAAGCCACAGGGATTTAAGAGTTTACTATCGGTGGTTAAGAAACAGATTGATAAGTATGGTGTCAATGCGGTGTGTGATGTTATCGACTTGTCAATGTCAAATGGATGGCAAGGCATCCTCTGGAAGAGACTCGAAGAGAATAAACCGAGAGAGAGTGCATATATGCAGGCGATAAAAGACAGAGTAAACGTAGTTGATAGTTGGACGTAAGGAGAAATGATGAAAGTAAAAAAGATTGTTAAAAGATGTTTACCACAAACTCATATTGCGATATTTGACGAGTTTGGTGGATTTAAGAATTTTAATTACAAAGCAGAGATACCTGCATCTATTCAAGAAATGAAAGTAATTCAAGTGAGTGTTGAATTGTATCGGTATATGCCATCGTTAGTGATAGTTGTTAAGGGAATAATAAAGGGATGATTGTATGACGAAAGAAGAATTTAAGAAGATAGTTAAAGGCTTAAAGTCAATTTATGCTGAACCAAAGTTTATAGCTGACCAAGACGCATTTGATATGTGGTATGCACTTCTAAAAGACCTTGATTACGAAGTAGCATCAATGGCAACACAGAGTTATATGCAGACAGAGAAGTTTCCACCAACGCCTGCTGACATAAGGCGGTATGCGTCACAGATAACAAGTCCATTGACCAACGATATGAGTGAGATTGATGCGTGGGGTAAAGTCAGTAAGGCGATATGCAATAGCCTTTATCATTCCGAAGAAGAGTTTAACAAGTTGCCTAAACTGATACAACAGACACTTGGAAACCATATCAGATTACGAGAGTTGGCAGAACTTGAGCCGAGTCAGTTGCAGACAGTTGAAGCATCAAACTTTATGCGAAGCTATAGAGCAAAACTTGAAGCGCACAAGAGAGAAATGCAGCTAAACGATAGTTTACGTTTGTCAATTAGCCAGATGCGTCAGAAGAATACTCCGGCACTTGAAGTACACGAAACAGAGCGCAAGGGAATTGAGATACACGAATCGGAAGAGTTGGTTGGAATCCCGGATGATGTTCAGATGATGCTTAATAGTTTTCACAAAGAGTTTTCCCAAACATAAATAGAATACCTCTGTGAGAGCGTAGAAAGCCCATAGACGGACTTTTGGGATATTCAACGATAAAATACACACATTAAATTAAAACTTGATTTTAGGTGTGAATAACGCAAGATAAACAGTATATCAATTTTAGGAGTAGAAAAATGGCAAAGATAGACAAGGTATCGCTTGATGAAGTTTTAGAACGTGGACGGATCACAGGAGAAGATAAGGAAATACCGATTTACTGTCCACGAGAGACATATACCGTAGAGATTGACGGTAGGAAAGAAAAAAAGACCTATTTTGACATAACAGATGCGTTTAACGACTTTGAAGAGGGCAAGGTTATGGGCAGGATTTGGAAGTTTGGAAAGGAGAAGCCGAGGAAATGAAGCAATTTGTACTTGATGACGACAATCTATACGGCGATAATCGCTTGACAGACAGACAGACAGACAGACAGACAGACAGACCGCAAACCCTGTCCGAGAAGATCGAAGAGAGTAAACGAGCGTTAAAGTTGGCGGCTGAAATGTCAAGAGAATACTATAACAAGCCTTTAGTTGTGACGTATTCTGGCGGGAAAGACAGTGACGTGATGCTTCATTTGGCGGAAACAACACTTGGTCCCACAGATTTTGAAGTGTTAAACAGCCATACAACGGTTGATGCGCCCGAAACTGTCTACCATATCCGAGAAGTGTTTAATCGGCTAAAAAGACACGGAATAAAGACAAGCATTGATTATCACATAGTAGACGGTAAGCCTATAACAATGTGGAATTTGATACCACAGAAGTTAATGCCACCGACACGGATAGTTAGGTATTGTTGTCAAGTCTTAAAGGAAAGCGGAACGCCAAACAGGATCGCAAGTTTAGGCGTAAGAGAAGAAGAGTCAAGTAAAAGACAGGGCAGAGATATATTTGCGGTGAGGGGGGGGACATACAGGGAAGCAAAGTTTTTTTCACTAACCCACGCAGAGGAAGTACACAAAGAATCACAAGAAATTCAAGACGAAGCGTGGGATTGCACAATGATTAAGGCTATGAAAAGTCAAGGAACTACAACGGCCAATCCTATATATCATTGGTTAGAATCTGATGTCTGGGAGTATATACGACAGGAAAACATAAAGACTAATCCATTATATGAGTTCGGATATGGCAGGGTTGGTTGCATCGGTTGTCCGCTTGCAAGTTATCACGGCAGGCTTAAAGAGTTTTCAGATTATCCCAAATACAAACAGGCATACATTAAGGCATTTGAAAGAATGTTAAAGGAACGGGAACGGCGCGGACTTGACTTCAAATGGCACACAGGGCAAGAAGTATTCGATTGGTGGATAGAAACTTATAAACACAATGTAAAAGGACAGATCACCATTGATGAATGGATGAAAGGAAATGAGGTAAACAAATGAGAATAGGAACACCATTTGAGATTAGCAAGGAAGTGTACGACAGAGCAATGGAAAATAGAGGATATATTACAAGTGCCGATATGAGTGAACTCTTTACCGAAAGTCAGTTATGTGGATATGGCGTATATGGAGCAATGGCGTTTGTTGATAATGTCACCGGGAAGTATATGTGTCACTATGATATGGGTGACAGTTGTGATTAAGGTGGTGATTCTATGAAATGCCCACATTGCGGAAGTGAAAACAATAACACAAGCGGATTCCACAAGAAAGAATTACGCAGAGGACGAGTAAGACGGTGGCGTAGGTGCTTCGATTGTGGTGAGAAGTTCACAACGATTGAGTTCTATGTACCTGACGATATTATGCGACACAAGAAAGAAAATCACGAAAAGGAGATAAAGGCATGACAAAAGAGGATAGAAAAAGAGAGAGATTCAATAAACCGCATATTCAAGAGACAGTAAGACTTGCGCAGAACTTTGATAAAGACGAATGGAACGCTGTGCTCAAAGAAGCACCTGTAGAGGGTTTGTTTTACGCACTTATGCACAAGATCATGCGGATTCTCGACACCAACAGAAAGTACGAGCAGGTAAAAGCTGATATCGAGAGAGCATATGACAACGATGATTTTGGTGAATGGGAATGAGCATACAGATGACAGATGCACCTAAGGGCAAGAAGTTTGAGCCGACCTATCTGGGCAGAAACTTGCGTGATCGATTTAAGAAAGAGCCAAAGTTGAAGCATCGAGTTCCCAAGCATTGGGTAGGTCAAGGATTTGTGGAGTTGGTAGATGAAAGAGAAACTATGTGATACGTGTCGATATCGGAATAATGTAGAACAGTTAAAACCCTGCATCATATATCGTGATGATTGTGAATACTACGAGAAAGAGAGGGGAGATATGACAAGGTTTGATGAAGCGTCACTAAATCCTATGAATATGTCAATAATGGTTGCTTTCTGTATTGCAGCATATTTAGAGCAATCGGGCATAAAAACTTTTTCGGATGATGAATTAAAGGAATTTATGTCAGAAATCAGTACAGATATTGAGGAATGGTTGAGAGGTGAAGCATGACAAGAGAACAAGAGAATGCAATCAATGAATTGCAAAGAATGAAGATGGATAAGAGCCACACAGGGAGTGAGTACAATGCGATCAATACTGCAATTCAAGCCATAAAAGACCTTGACAAGATGAACGGCATAGCCCTTGACCTTGCAAGTGAGAATGATGATTTGATTGAGAAGTTGGATAGCATAAGGGCAGAGATATTAGAGTATAAGGACGATAAGATTATCCATGCGGAAAGAAACGAAATGATTGACATTATGGTCGAGATCATAGACAAGTACAGAAAAGGCGGTGAGATATGACAAGAGAAGATATAAAAATCATAATTGACATAGTACACAAGACCATATACGGATTCTTTGATGTCTGTGGTGATGATGAAGAAACACCTATGACCGACAAGGACAAGCTGTTGTTAAAGGTCAATAAGGCTATATGCAATAACATCAAGGCATTAGAGCAAGAGCCAAACTGTCCATATTACGTTATTGACGAGGACGGACACGGACTGTGCAAGAATCATAGATTAGAGCAAGAGCCTTGCGGTGAAACTGTAAGCCTTGAAGCATTTAAGCAAGTAATATGGAAACGTAATATAGCCATAGAGCAACTTAATGAGTTAGGTTATGATTTTGGGCAGAAGATCGAACCTTGCGATTATACGATAAGCCATGATGCGGTATTACAAGCAGTTAGTGAAGGTTGTCAAGAATTGCGTGGAGTATATGGCAGATGTGAAGAACTTATAAACAATTTACCACCGATCTCGCAGCCTTGTGGTGATGTCATAAACAGACAGGCGGTTATTGATATTATTCACAAGACCATATATGACTTCTTTGATGTCTGTGGCGATGATGAAGAAGTACCTATATCCGACAAGGATAAATTATTATTAAAGGTCAATAAGGCTATATGCAATAACATCAAGGCATTAGAGCAAGAGCCAAACTGTCCATATTACGTTATTGACGAGGACGGACACGGACTATGTAAGAATCATAGATTAGAGCAAGAGCAAAGCGGTGATTTGATAAGCCGACAAGCGGTACAAGACTATATAGCGAAATATCTTTCACAATATCTGTATAACGATGTAAGAGAAGCGGTTGAAGTAATAGACGAGTATATTGGAGAATTACCATCTGTCAATCCGCAAGAGCCAAAGACAGGGCATTGTAAAGACTGCAAATGGTGGAAAGATAGTGACGGAGTATTTCGGAGAGGTATTGGAGCAGAAAGTCAATGTCCTATGAATCGTAAAGAAGTATATGAGGGGAATGGATATTGTTATATGTTTGAGCTACAGGAAAGTGATAATTGCAACTAAATTGCAACTAAATTGCAACTGATTGCAATACAGAAAGTGAGGAGCAGATATGTCAGATATAGAATTGGTAATTAGAATATCCGAAGAAAAGTACAAGGATATTCAAGGTCGTGATTGGAAAAATGGGAAAAAATGGTTTAGTGAAGAATGGCAAGCCATACACAACGGCACGCCACTTCCTAAAGGGCATGGGGCATTGAAAGATTTTGACAAGATTGAGTGGTATGGTTGTGATTTAGAAGGTAGAGGTTGCATAGAAGCCAAAGGCGATTGTTCGGTTTGTAACCATGCAAATTGCTACGCTAAACAAGTAAGAGAATTGCCAACAATTATAGAAGCAGATACGGAAGAAAGCAATACAGACAACAAATCGGATGATGAACTATATGCCGATGCCATAGACGCTTTTAAGGTATATGCCACAGGCAGAAAGTGAGGAATAATAAATGAGTAACAAATATCTTGATATAGCAATGGGAATGATTATAAAACAGGAAGTCAATGCGGTGCTTGACAAGATAAGAGCAGAGATAGAGAACATAGCGTTTGATTCGCAAGAAATAGATGGCGAACATGAAAGTATCATAATTCTCGAATTGAATGATGCACTTGAAATAATTGACAAGTACAAGGCGGAAAGTGAGGAAGTATGAATAATATTGAAATAGCAAAAGCGACAGATAGATATAGTTGCAACTTGTGCAAGGGAAAGTTTGAGTCTATAGAAAATCTTTATGAGATAACTATAGGGAGTATAAATATATGTCTATGCGCCGATTGTTTTAATACATTACGAACGGCTATAAATGAATTTAGTCTTAAGCCACAGGCAGAAAGTGAGGTAGCAGAATGAAAGTAAACATATGTGGAATACCCCACAAGGTAGTTGAATGTGAAGATAGATTTGACGTGGATGCACACTTTGGTCAGATAGACTATAAGGCTTGTGAAATCCGGGTAAACAAGGACATGACAGAAGCATCTAAAAAAGAAACGATATGTCACGAAATGGTACACGGAATGTTAACTCATTTAGGGTACAGCGAATACTCACAGGATGAACAGTTGGTGCAGGCGTTAGGTAATGCTATATATCAAGGGTTTGAGATTAAAGCAGAAAGTGAGATAGAGAAATGACGAGACTTGAAGAAAATAGAATAGTTGTTGATGAAATGACTAAAAGAGCGGAACTCAAACCAACGGGAACTTATGAGGAAATGGTAGTATTTCAGCTTGGTGTAATCGCTACAATGCTTGCAGATATATCCAAAAGCCTTGCGATTATAGCAAATGAAGCAGAAAGGAGCGATAAGGAATGAGTTTTATTTATATTTTTGATAAGCGGTTGCAGAAAAGTTTTTTCATCAATCTCTGTCAAATCGTTTGGGCAGATATAAACAATTCGATGATTTCGATGTCCGACAATACGGTATTTATGTTGGATTCGGAAACGATGTCGTCAATCATTAGGATAATTAGGGGTAACGTAGGTGACAGCGAAGCAGATGATTGAACTAATCGGTGAATTATCCGTCAATCTTAAATCTGTAACGGACAATAACAAAGAATTGAGTGAAGCAGAACGGAAATACCTATATGGCATATCCGTAGGGTTGAAACTTGCGACAGATACAATCAGGACAGCGATTGAGAGGGAAAATGATATATGTAAGTCGATTATCGCACTTTCATCAAAGTCAATAAAACCTGATTTAGGTGACTATCCAGACGCAGTACACAATCAGTTCGACAATATGACAGGCTCAATGAACATATAGGAGTGAAAAAAGTATGACAGCATATGAAATCACAGCAGAAATGAATCTGAAAAAGATTATTGATGAATCAAGGGAAGTTGCAAAAGCGTTGAATGAGTTTGCCGATAATCTGGAAAAGATTGAAAAGAAGTATGCAGAGCCACAAGATATGTCAGAGCAGGAAAGATGGTTAAAAGGGGTATGAATCTATGAAGATATCAAATGCGAAACAGGAACTACAACGTATGAAGTTAGATATGAGCCATTTAGGAAGTGAGTACAACGCTATAATGACATCTATTCGTGCGTTAGAAGAATGGAATGAGTTATTGGAAGAAGCCGGACGAGTAGCAATTAAGGACAGGCAGGACTTATTTAAGCTGATAAAGAAACATATAGATAGAATCGAGGGGGTATGAATTTATGATTGTATATGTGATTACAAAAGGAGAGTATTCCGATTATGGCATAGTAGCCGTAACTTTGGAAAAAGAGAAAGCAGAAGAATTAAAAATATTGTATTCAGATAGTTGGGGTGAAGCAATGATAGAAACCTATGATACGGATGATTACTATGTAGAGAATGGCAGATTTTATATTGTGGAAATTGGGAAAAAATCGGCTATCAATGTGCAAGAAGTAGGTGTTATTTCTATGGATGATAGAAACGAGGTCAAACTGATAACCGACTGGAGAACCAAAAAAGAAAAATATGTTGTCTATGTTAAAGCAAATGATGAAGAACACGCAAAGAAGATAGGTGCGGATTTGGTGGCAAAATATAAAGCGCAAGAACAAGGAATATGATAGGGGTATGAATCTATGAAGAAAATAGAATTAAACAATGAAACTTATGTGTGTGAAGATGAAGTAATAAAACTCAAAGAGAAAATAGATATATATGAAAAAATATTAGAATTTTACTGTCCGTTTTTTGAAGATGTAAAAGAAAAGTGGGATGTGATAAATGGTTTTGATATTAGGAATAAACTGCATCAATATAAAAAGTTGGGGGAAATTACAGATAAATCAAGAGCGTGGTATGAAATGGAAATAGAGAGATTAAACAAAGAAATAGGAAAAGAAAAAACAAGAGTAGCAAGAGAAAAACGAACAGCATTAGGGGAAAGATACGGTTCGAGAATAATTCCAATTCTTAAAGACTTAAAAGACCAACTGAATGGGATTGATTTTGACGAATAAGGGAGTATGAATTTATGAGACACGAAATAATTGAGTGTGATTGTTGTCAAAAAAATAATATAGGTACGGCAATCGAAGTAAAAATACCTATTATCACGAAGAACTTAAAAAACGGCAAAGAATATCTAACGGAAAAAGAAATGGATTTATGCGTTGATTGTGCTAATGAGTTCGCAAGGCTCTATTACAAAATAGCAAATGAAAACGGTGGAACAGGAATGAGGGGGATAATTTGAAATGCCAAAACTCTCAATAATCATCCCATACTACAGCGCAAAAGAATACACCGATGAACTGCTTGATTGTCTTGATAAACAGGTAACATCTGACGTGCAGGTACTTCTTATAGATGACGGATCAAAAGTGCCGTATAAGACCGAATACGAATGGTGTAAGGTTATCCGGCAACAGAATGGCGGTGCGTCAAGTGCAAGGAATAAAGGTCTTGATTGGGCGATAGGTGATTATGTAGCTTTTATAGACGCTGACGATATGGTGTCTGACAAGTACATCAAAACCATATTCGATATCATAGAAGCGGAGAATCCTGATTACATATATCTGTCGTGGAAAACGTTAGCAGGCGGTTGGGAATGTGATGTAAAACTGACAAATGTGTCAGATAAATTCCCCTCATTTAATCTGTGCGTATGGAATCGCATCTATAAGCGGTCAAAGATAGGCAAGGTCAGATTCAACGAGAAGAAGCTGATAGCCGAGGATGCAGAGTTCATTCGCAAGGTCAAAGAGACAGGCAAGAAAGCCATAATCAGCGACTATATGTACTTCTATCGGTCAGATACACCAAATAGCCTTACAAAGCGTTTTGGTGCAGGTAATCTTGATACACAACGTATCGTTTATCACTACAAGCACATAACCAAAGATATGACCGACCTGATAAAAGAGGTTAGGCAGGCAGACAAAAGGGGTGAAGTTATCATTATGACCGAAAAGAATGACCTGCCGGAGTTATCAAAATACGCTATGATAACCGAACCGATAGCGATTAAGGGTACGGAGTTTCACGGAGAGCCGACTAATCTATTTACAAGAATTAACAGACCGATTAAGACGCAAGTGGTTATGTGGACAGCACGAACCGAAAAGATAGGCGGTATTGAGACTTTCATTTACAACTTCTGTGTGCAGCTTCACGATCTATATGACATTATGGTGCTTTATGACACGATAGACAAGGCACAGTTGAACAGGCTACGCAAAGTTGTTGAAGTCAGAAAGAATGACATAAAGGTTGCGATAGATTGTGACACGCTTATCGTGAATCGAATAACCGACAAGACACCTGTTAATGTGACGTTCAAGAAGAAAATCCAAATGTGTCATACGTGCAAGATAGTTGATTCGTGGGAGATACCGACAGATTGTGATGACCTTGTATTTGTGTCAGAAACAGCTATGAAATCGTGGGGATTTGGCGGTGCTACGGTTATAAACAATATGACAAGACCGTGGGATATGGGCGTACCGCTTATCCTGATATCTGCAACAAGAACAAGCACGTTTGAAAAAGGCGCAGAACGTATGATTACGTTTGCCAAGATGCTGAATGAAGCGCATATAGACTACTTGTGGTTATGTTTTACGGACTATGAGATCAAGCCACAAATACCGAATATGGTACACGTTAGTCCTGTTCTTGATGTCCGAGGATATCTTGCTATGGCTGATTACCTTGTGCAGTTGTCAGATAGCGAAGCATTTGGGTATTCCATAGTTGAAGCATTGGAAGTTGGTACACCTGTCATAACTACACCGATTGACGTGCTATCAGAGATAGGCTTTAAGGACGGCGTACATGGTCATATCGTGCCGTTTGATATGAAAGACATAGATTTGTCTATGTTTAATAAAAAACTCGAATTTGCGTACACATACAATAACGAGAAGCGCATTAAACAATGGCGCAAACTGTTGGGGAATAAGAAACCGACACACAGATATAACCCAGATGAACTTAAATATGTCAGGATCATTATTGACTATTACGATATCGAGTTACAACAAGAGTTAACCGCAGGTACAGAGATACAAATGACCGCAGAACGAGCGCAGACAGTTCGTGATGCAGGTTATTGTGAGGTCATTGAATGAATGACTTATGTTTTATCACAGGTGATTACACTTGTGATGATGATTATGAGGATTGCGCTGAATGTCCGAAGTATATACACGAAATAGAAAAAGATACAGACAAAGACCTGCCGTGGAGAGTAGCAACGCTGACGGATATGAGTTCGCTGAATGGCTTACAGGAAAAATCGTAGAGAATTACGCATACAAGATCACCGAGTATTGCGATTCAATCAAAAACTGTTCCGAATGTCAGTTTTACAACGGCACTTGTAGGCTAAACAGCAGACCATTTAATTGGGACATGAAAAGTTTTTGAAAAAATTTTTTTGAGCCAAAAATACCTCTTGACATATAAGGCACAAAATGTTATCTTGTAATTGTGCAAGAGATAAGGCACAAAAAGCAACAAACGATGAAAGGGGTATTTGAAATGGCATATAGAGATTATATCAAGTCAGAACAGTAGAAATGGATAGGTAGAACAGTATATTATGAGGGGCAGAGATATTTGGTGGTCGATGTTGACTACAATGGAGGGTTGCTCATAAACAAACCCACAATGTTTACTGATACAACCGCAGTAGAATCTTGGCAAGTAATTTACGATGAAAGCAGAAAGTGAGAATAGGGGATGAACTTTAAGGGATGTATATCTTGCAGAAAATGTGAGTTTATACGAGGAAGTGCGTTTTGCGGGACTGATAAACTAACAGAAAAGCAGTTATATAATGATAAAGGATATTGCTCCGATTTCGAAGATAAGACGCAGCCAAAAAAGCCATCGTGGTGGTGGAAATGCGAACGATGTGGAAAACTGATCCCATATATGGCAGATTTTTGTAGTGAATGTACAGAAAAATTACTTGGAGAAGCACCAAAGCCTTTGGAGCCAATAAAGATGAAAGAAAGTGAGGATAAGGAATGAAGATAAAAGACTTTGTATGTAAGTGCGGGCATAATGATTTTTTCTTTGCTGATAAAGGAAATCAGAAAGGCATCTACTGTTCATATTGTGGTAAATGGCTAAAGTGGGCTGACAAAGATGAACAGAATTTGAGAATGAAGCAAGAGCCTATTCTTGACAAGATAAGAGCCGAGATAGACCAGTATTTGTTTCAGAACGAATTTGGCTTGGAGTACAGAAAAGAAGTATCGCAGATTATCGACAAGTACAAGACAGAAAGCGAGGGATAAACATGGCAGATATAGAGTTAGTAATTAAGGTATCAGAAGAATTATATAACAGATTTGGGCATGAATATAGGGATGAAAATCTAATAAGTAAATATACAAATGACGCTATACTTGATGCTTTTTGTAACGGCACACCACTTCCTAAAGGACACGGAAGATTAAAAGACGAGGATGAGATAGTTAAAGCAATCGAAGATAGAGTGGAGTTCTTAAGAAAGAATGATGTGGTATTCATGAGATTGCGTAAAGATATTGATATTTTAGGTTGCATACCAAAGATACGTTGTGAAGTACCAACAATCATAGAAGCAGATACGGAAAGCGAGGATAAGGAATGACAAAAACATTAACGGTAACTTATGACGAGTCAAGCGGAGATATACCTGTAATGTGTGTTGCAGAAAATGATCTATTTTCTATCACAGTTAGAAAAATGTTTATGGGTGAAAAAGCAGAGCAACTTTATGAAGAACTAACAGGACAGAATGTAATTGTCAAGACAGAAAGTGAGGTATAAGCAAATGATAAGCTGCGACAATCAATGTGAAACCTGCGGAAAATGGACATCTGTTCACAGCAACGGCACAGAATATACGGAATATAGCTGTTTCGTTGCCAATAAAGACGTAAAGATCATATATGATGAAAATGGCAACGAGGAACGTAGAGAAGTATTTTGATTGAAAGGGGTAACAAGGAATGAAACTGATAGTTGATATACCAGAAGAGGTGTATAAGAATATTCAGAAAAGAAGCCCAGAGATCCAGGTGGAAGGATATGTGTTGGAAAATGCTGTTTTAAATGGCACACTACTTACATCAGATATGTTAGCGGATTTGTTAATGGAAGAAAGGATAAGAGGAAAACTGAAACAGGATACATCTTATTCAAAGGATATTATTGATGATGTTAGATGCAGACTAACTGTGGACATTATAGACCACAGACCTTGTTATTGTGGTGCTGAATTAAGGGAAGTGTGGAGAGAAAGTGAGGTACAAGATGCGATTATTGATTGAGATACCCGATGAATATTACAATGCAATAAAAGCAATACCTGACATTCAATGTACTGCTGATATGTTAATCATTAAGAACGGAATACCACAAGAAACTGTTACCGAATTTGCTGACAGATGCCGGGAGTGTGGGGCAAGATATGGCAAGTTGTTGAAACAAGAGCCAAAGATAGGGCATTGGATTTTCAAACAATTTGATGAGGAAACAGGTATATCAAATAACTATTGGTGTTCCAAATGTGACAAACCGTTAGCACAAGTCTATAAAACATATTGTTCTAATTGTGGAACAAAGATGCAGGAGGAAACTAAACCCGAAACAAATGACATACCGATTGATGAAAAAGAACTAAAGTTAAAGCGTTACATAGAAAAAGATATTGAAATGCTCAATGAAATAATCGAGAGTGGGTGGCTCATATCTGATCTTGAAAAATGTCCTGCCATAGATGCTTGCGAAGATGCGATAACGGCATTGAAACAATATCCTGTTTTGGATAAGGTGAGGGCAGAGATAGAAGAACGCAAGTTAAATAGCGGTGGAGAACCAAATAGAGAATTGGCATTTAATGTGTGTTTGAAGATTATTGACAAGTACAGAGGTAATGTAGATGAAATTTAAGGTAATCAATGCAGGCAAGTGTATGTTATGCGGTAAGCCGATAGAATTGGAAAATAAAAAAGATACCGATAAGCTGCCTGATATATTCTTTTGCAGAGAATGCGAACAAGAATTAGAGGAAGATATTGCAAAAACAGTAGACGGTCAAAATGATTTTGATAAGGTAGAAAGTGAGGGATAATGAATGACCTATTCATTACAGATAGGCAAGTACAAAATGATTTTTTCTGATAGTAACTTCAAGCCGTATCGGAAGAAACCAACTATATCAATCTATGATGCAGAGTTAAACATTGAGCAAAAGATTGCATCGTTCAATAGTCAAGATGCGTTTGAGTGGTTTATCCATGAATGTGTTAAGCCATATTGCAGAGAAAGTGATGATAAGGAATGAGATTGATTGATGCAGATATATTAGATAACGAGTTATGGAAATTGTATCTTGACGGAGATAATGCAGAATCGTTTAGAACAATAGACGAGGATACTATCATTGGTAAAGGACAAGTATCTGATTTAATAGCAGAGCAGCCGACAGTACAAGCCGTACCGCTTTCGGTATTGCAGGAGATACGGCAGGAGATAGACAACCATTGTAGTGATAACAGAGATAGAAATGACGGATTGTATATTGCTATGAAGATTATCGATAAATATAGGACGGAAAGTGAGGATAACAATGGAACACAAGACAAGTGAAGCAGAGAGAAAAGCGATTCGCAAATATGATGACAAAATGGATCGCATCAACTGTCGGTTTGATCCCGGAACGAAAGACAGGATCAGCAAATTAGGCTACACGTCAAACAACTTCATCAAGTTAGCTGTTGCCGAGAAGTTAGAGCGAGAAGAAAGGATTTTGGGGAAGAAATAATGAGATTGAGAGTGTGGTTTATCTGCACTCTCATTTTTTGACTTATTCCACAGATATGCTTTACCATAAGGTAGGGGTATCAAAAAATAAAGGAGTGAATATGGCTGACTTAAACAGAATCGGTGGGCAACATTATGAGATAATGCGCAGATGCTACAATGAAAACTACTGTGCATATAGAAGTTATGGTGCTAAAGGCATTAAGGTATGCCCTGAATGGCACGATAGAGAGGTATTCAAGGAATGGGCATATGCACACGGATATGTCAAGGGTAAACGTGTGCTTCGCAAGAATAACAATGCTGATTATTGCCCAGAGAATTGCTATATTGGGGATAGTCCGACAGAAACTAAACGAAAAGGCTATAACAAGATGATACGACAGCGAGCAATCACCAATAAGGAGAGAAAAGCGTCTATTGGAGTCACAAGGATAACAGATCATCCGGCATATGAAGCGTATCACGGTATGATAACACGATGCACGAATCCGAATAGTGACAACCATATTTATTATGGTGCGAGAGGGATAACTATATGTGACGAATGGCTTGGTAAGAATGGGTTTTATAACTTTGTTGAATGGTCAAATGCTAATGGATATGAGCAAGGTTTGACCATAGACAGAATAGATAACAACAAGGGATACTCACCTGATAATTGCAGGTGGGTTACTATGGAAGTGCAAGAAAGAAATAAAAGAAGTGTTCATAAGTTCTATATCAACGGTGAGTTACATTCTGCCAAATCTTTTTGTAAGTACAGAGGAATAGATTATAACAGATTTAAGTATTTATTCAATAAAGGTGAGAACATCAATAAGATTCTTGATGAATTAGAAAAATAATTTTTTTGAATTTCATGGGTTTTGTGCCCAAAATCGAATCCCCCATACCTCTCTATATTTCAACATTTTTCTGAAAATAGGTCTGAAAAAATGAAATTAAAAACTCTCGGAATACTTCTTCGATTTGATTCAGATTTTGCAAATTCTTTATGACACCTTACTGACTCCTGATCTTGCCCAGGTCGAATGCAATCGGTCGTTATCATAACGGCTTTGATCTTTTCCGGGCTGCCCTGGATCGCTCCGGCTGCTTTTCAGATGATCGCATCAGGACGACTATATATTAGATCGTGTCAAGGTTCGGACGGTGTAAACCATTTTTTGATGATTCCACCATAAAAATAGACCACTATACTTGTAAATACCTATTTTTGATTTTTTCTGTGCCATATATAAAGCCGTTTCAAGTTCTGTTTTTTTCATATAATAGGAAGAAACGCCTAAACAGACCATAAAAGAGGTATATTGTTTTAGTTGTGCGTTTTCCTTTATATAGAAGAAACGTATTTTTGATATAGACCACTATACAAAATATACAATATAGACCACTATAATTTAGGCATTTTGACATATTGTTTTTGTGCCTTATATGATGTACTATACTATTAAGCCAAGCAACAAAAGCGATTAAGTCTGATGCCGGATATCTTCACCGCTACGGTGTCGGAACTAAAACAGGATAGCAGGCAAGCAACCAACCAACAAACAACCAACAAAAGAAGAGGAGAAAAACCATGTACGATTATCTTAAAGCAATGAAAGCAGACATTATTGATTACATCAAACACGATGCAGAACTTGACCGTGATGACCTCATTTATAACAGGGATCAGTTAGAAGAAAAGCTGAACGATGACCTCTGGATAAATGATAGCATAACAGGCAACGCAAGCGGAAGTTACACCTTCAATTCATACACCGCTAAAGAGTATGTTACAGAGAATGAGGACTTATGCAGAGAAGCATTGCAGGAGTTTTGTACCGATGCCGACACTATAGCGGAAAAGTTCTTAAATGGTGAGTGGGAATGGTTCGATGTAACTATTAGATGTTATCTGTTAGGGCAGGCAATTTCAGCAGCACTTGACGAGATAGCGGAAGAGATAGAAGCGGAAGAGGAAGAAGAGAACGATATAGATTTTGATGTGTATGTAGTTCATACAATGAACGAGAACGGCAACAGCGCAACAAGTGAGATTATAGCATAATTCAGGAGGTAAAGAAAATGTTAAATTATTATGAGTTAATCAAGTTAATCGGCGTTGAAAATGTGGATACTATAGAAGTTATCCGGGAGTCTTTTAGGAATGATTGGATAAACACATTTAGTTCTATCCAGATCAACAAAACTACAAGAAAAAACGCCGTCAAAGCCTATTCAGGGCGTGAGAATTTTATGATGGATGAGAATACAAAAGGGTTATATTGTGACGGTGTTAGTATTCTCTATACTTCCGAAAATGCAGCATATACAACTTCTAAAACTACGGATATATCTAAATTTATGAAAGAGTTTTTGCAGAACAAGAAACCAACAGAAGTACATATGAAAGAGTCTTATGCAATAGCTAAAAATCTTGGATGGAGTGCCGGAAGTGTTAACAAAGATAAGCCGTATTATATAGAAATTGAGGGAAATTTTTTCAACTTTTCGCTTGTTTGGTCTTTGTTTTCTTGCATCGCTGACAACTCGAATAAGTACAACCCGGTAACCGTTGAAATCCAGACAAACAAGAAACCAGGCGCAAATGCACTCATAATGTCATCTAAATATGGAATAGCTGTAGTTCTTCCTTTTTGTACAGGAGATCGGGGCAACTATCCGGCGCACAATGTAGATTTCACTTATTATATGGAATCAGAGAATGAACTTGATAGTCTTTTTATAGAGTATTGCAAAAAATCAGCATAAAGGAGGGTTAAAAATGCGTATATCAGAGAAAAATAGGATTTTCCAGAAAGCATATCACATTATAAAAAATATAGATTCTGACCGGGATTTAAACAAATTAAATCTGACAATAAGCGATTATAATGACATATGCGCTGCATTGCGTGAAATATCCGATCTTAAAAGCTGGACTACAACTATACAATCAAACGTTAAAGATTTTTTTGCAAATTGTGGTTTTACTGTATCGGTTCATGGTATCGGATGGAAAATAGGATTTTAAAGGGGGTTAAAAATGAGAAGTGAAGCATTGAAAAAAGCACAAAATAAGTATAATCTATCACATGATAGCGTACACTTAAGATTAGATATCGGAACTATAAAAGCGATAGAAGCGACAGGATGGAAAAGATCGGACTTCATCCGGGCAGCTATTAAAGAAAAATTAGAACGTGAGAATAAGAAACCGTCTGTTTAATGCAGGCGGTTTTTTTATGTCCTTTTTTTCTGCATCATATACGGCACAAAACAATCATATCTTGACCGCTTCAATACATGGCACAAAATAAAGTAAATCTATCTGTTTTATCGGATAGATTTTTTGTGTGGTTTTATATGCCGTGTATATGCCCTTATTTTGACGTTTTTAATTGTTGGGTGTATATCTATACCATAAGCAACTAAAAACTTGTTTTAGAGCCTAATAGAGTGCTTAAAAGGGTATATAAATAACTCTCACTCTATCGGGTATAGTAAAGGGGTTATTATATGCCGGACATTCAAGATGAGTTTAACTCTGATAATTCGATCGACAATTCGGTTGATGATGCGACGATTAGAGATATTATCTCAAATGTCGAACTTTTGATCGAAACATATAAGACCAACAAGGGCATAGAAAACTTATCAGACATTACACAACAACAATTTATGGCTCTATTAGACTATATCAGGTTTAATTATTTCATACCTAACAAAAATCTATTATATAAATATATCCGTGGTGTATCTAATGATAACTATATCTCACATCAATATAATTATTATATAATATCGGGTATTGTAGATTATTATATATATCTATGTCGTGATAATAACAAGGTGTCTAATATATACGGCTTTAGTTGTTTAACTGGTATTGCTGATAGTGTTATATGCCATTGGGGGAAAGAAGAAAGCCAACACCCCCAGGCATATCGGTTATCAAAAAACCTATCATCGAGTTATGAAAACTCGTTAGAGAATGGCGCACAATCTGGCAAAAACCCTGTTGGCTTTATCGCTACACTAAATCATCGGTTTGGTTGGTCTGCTGATAATAAACCGAGTTTGACGGTTAACATAACACGTTCTAAAAACGAAATTCTTTCGTCAATCAATCCGGAATTATTAAGCGACAACTCATAAAATGCAGTATTTTAGCACGTTTCACGGCTTTTTGTGGCACGTTTCACGGCTTGTTAACTCTTTGATAAACACGTATTTATCGGTTAGTTTGTGTGAAAGATTTAACAATCGACCATATGCCCTGGTACTGTATAACACCTGTTTTTTTATGCGTGGTAACCCCCACAACCACCTAAAACCCAAAAAGCCCCCTCGATCAATGTCTGTCATTTGTCTGTCATCTGGTTACCAAAGAAAGTTTTTTTTCTTTCCCCTTTCCTTTTCTCCTTTTCTTCCCCCTTAAACCCCTATCTTATTCTCTTAACTAAACCCTATACTTTTTTACAAAGAACAGTATTTTTTATATTTATATATAGACCTTATAGAGAGATATAGTAGTGGTAAATAGAGAACAGATATACGTAGAGTAGAGGGTTATATAGGTGAGCCAAAAAAATTTCAAAAAACGAAAAAGGCATAATATATCAACAAGTAAAAGTTCCAATAGTGATGAGATATAGGCTAAAGTTAGAGATACAGGTTTTTGTGTCTTAATAAGACTAGATACTCCACCCTCATAGCGGAAAGCTGACAAAAGGCTCGTCACAAGAGCCGTGAGGGGTTAAGCGAAGAGAAATGAGCAACAGAATAGAGAACGAGAGACAGTTAAAGACAGCGCAGGATTTTGTGAAGTTCATAGCAAAGCATAATAAGCGTTCGATGGCAAAAAGGGAGATAGCCGGAGATAGTAGCGATACATATGATCTGCTTGTAAGGCAGGCAAGCCTGATTAACTCGATGGCTAACTCGTTAGCGGTGAAGCACACAGAGATATGCGAGTTAAAAGTTGAGTTAAACGAGTTAAAAGCGAAGATAGACGAGTTAGAGAGGGAGATCAGAGTAAATAAAGACCTGTTAACGATAGCGAAAGCTGTTGATGACTTGAAGTAATGTCGAAAGATACCAACAAACTACGAGAAATCTGTGATAAAAGTCTAAAAAAATCAAAGATAGTGCCGTTTAAGGAGTTAACGGACTTATGTGAGTATAATGCGCTTGAATTGATGGGTGAGTTTTTCAACAAACCGATATCAGACGAGCAGATAGGCAAGGATAGGCAAAATCTGTTAGACAACGCATTGTACGTTAAGAAGCAGAGCATTGAGGGAATCAAGGCAGAAGCAGATACAAAATGGCTTGAACTGTACTTTAAGGCTCTACTATCCGAGTCACCATTCTTACTTGAATCATTCATCGAATATCTTGAACATAACCGCCAGAACGAAAAAAAGTTTTATCAGCCGAGACAGAGAGTGTTGCATCCTGTCGCTATGGATTTGCAATGGTTAGAGGATGATCCAACTGCAAAGTTTTATGGATTGTCGCTACCAAGTCGTGTAGGAAAATCCACTCTTGCGATTATGTTCTTAACTTGGTGTATGTGCAAGCGTCCAAATTCTCATAATGCAATGGGCGGTCACTCTGGAATCCTTGCAAAAGGCTTTCACAAAGAAGTATTGAACTTCATATCGACCGAGGAATACGCATTTGCGGATATGTATAACTATATGCACCCTGACAGTAAGGTGATGATTCGTGACAAGTCTGCGGACGAGTTTACGATAACTCTTGACAAGCCTGACAGATTCGCAACACTTACTTGCCGAGGAATTGACGGCACATGGACAGGTGCGGTAGACGTATCTGGACATGATAATGTTGGTTACCTTTATGTGGATGACCTTGTAAGAGACAGAGAGCATTCATTATCGCCTATCCGAATGGAGAACACCTATCAGGAATACCTAAACAAGATGGTAGACCGTAAAAATGACGGTGCAAAAGAGTTGATGATAGGTACGCTTTGGAATGTTTACGATCCATTGGAACGCATTTATAAAGAGCATAATGGTGACAAAGGATACCGATTTAGACGTATTCCGGCTCTTAACGAGAATGACGAGAGCAATTTTCAGTACACTATCAATGGCTTTTCCACGGAATACTACCGTGAAATGCGTGAAAAGCTGAATGATGCGGAGTGGAATGCGAAGTTTCAGCAAAGACCGTATGTAAGAGAGGGATTGTTATTTCCAAGTGATGAATTGCGCTACTTTAACGGCATTTTGCCAGACGGAGATCATCGAATCGTAGCTGTTGTAGACGTTGCGTGGGGCGGTGGCGACAGCTTGTCAATGCCTATCGGTGCAGAATATGAGAATGGTGACGTTTATATCTTTGCTTGGGTATTCAATAAAGGCACGAAAGAGACAACTATACCGCTTGTGACAGGAAGAATCATAGCAAATGGCATCAGGCAGATACGATTTGAGGGCAACACAGGCGGTGATCTTTACAGTCAGTATGTAGATGAGAAATTGCGAGAGCAAAAGTACAAATGCTCGTGTACGAGCCGGAAAGCACCGTCTACAATGGCGAAAAAAGAGAAAATCATTGCGTATTCTGACGATATTAAGCGTAATTTCATCTTTCTGTCCGATAAAAGACCCTCAAAAGAGGAAATTGAAGAAGATGCAAGGCTTGGAATAGTCAGATATGTCCGGGATGAAGAATATCAGAACGCTATGGATGAATTGTGTATATTTACAACGCTTGGCAAGAACGAACACGATGACGCACCTGACGGTTTGACGCAGCTTGAAATGTTTATAGAGGGTGATGGAGTAGCAACGGTTGAAGCGGTGAAGAATCCGTTTTGTAGGGGGTAGAAATGACAGGTAAAGATTGGATTGAGAGCATAACAGATACTTTGCAGGAAAAGAAAGAGCAACTACAGAGGGAAGATGAACGATTGCGAACACTCCGGGCAGAAGTTATCAGTATGACAGCGATACTTTATAGTGACGATAAGGTACAGGCTTCGGGTTCTGATGACAAGCTGCTACAGAAATATGTGCTTATGGACGAAATCAGCCGAAGAATGTTAAGGGAAATGGAAGATTACAACATTTTTCGGTCAAATGCGATACACAGGTTATCGGCTATGATAAAGAATCCGACACTTGCATTTATCCTTGAAGCAAGGCATATCAATTTTATGACAAATGCGCAGATATCAAAGGAGTTAAAACTTAAGGACAGGGCGATTCATTATAAGTTCAACAAGGCTTATGACCTGCTCAATTCAATCTACATTTTGGAAAAATACAGAAAATCTTGTTAAAAAGTTGACATTGCACCCCAATATGTTGTAGTTTGATAGTGTGTAGTATTGTAATTAGGCACTTGTGGGTAACCACAGGTGCTTTTTTTGTGGACATTTTTATGGTTTTCAAGAGTTCTGATCCCATAAAACATAATACCAAACCATTTTCAGAGTTATGCCATGATGTTTATGGTCGCAAGGTTATCCGTACAACTCTTAATAGCGTCACACGTGACAATATTTTGAAAGACGTACTCGATGCCATTGTGATACATGAGTTGAATCGTGAAGAGATTGACTATCTTGACAGATACTATCGTGGAGATCAGCCGATTCTTTATCGTGAAAAAAAGGTTAGACCAGAGGTAAACAACAAGATAGTTGAAAATCTTGCACAGTTTATCGTTGATACCAAAACGGCATATATGGCAGGTGAGCCAATTCAGTATGTTCTTCATGGAACAGATGAACAGAAATCCGAGGAAATCAAGCGTCTAAATACTCTTATGGAGTCCGAGGATAAGCAATACTACGATATCGAGTTATGCCGTTGGCGTTCGATATGCGGAACAGCATACCGCTTTATTGACAATAGTGTGGATGGTGACACACTTCTTGATGAAGCTGATTTTTCATTTGTCGAATGTGATCCAAGAGATACATTCGTTGTTTACTATCAGAACGACAGACCTGCTTATGGCTGTATTATCCGTCAAGACGAGGATGGTGCAGAGATATACAACGTCTATGCAAAAGGGTTTTATGTAGCCATTAAGAACGGCAAAATTGTGTCTACTGCTCAAAATGGCAACGGTGGAATACCGATAATTGAGTATCCGAACAATGCAAGACGCCTATCTGATATCGAAATCACTATCTCAATGACAGACGAGATAAACAAAATGGCATCCGACCGTTCAAACGGTATCGAACAGTTTGTGCAGAGTTGGGTTAAGTTTATCAACTGTGAGATAGACGAAGATACATTTCATAAGATGCGTGATAATGGCGCACTTGTAGTTAAGTCCAACAACGGTGCAGAAAACAAGGCTGATGTAGATATTCTTACAAGTGAACTCAATCAGACCGAATCACAGGTAGCGGTTTCAGATTTGTTTGAGAAGTTGCTTGTAGTACAAGGACTTGCAAACCGTCAGACTTCATCATCTGGTGACACAAAAGGTGCGGTTGAACTCCGTAACGGTCATTTTGATGCTGAAAACCGGGCAGAACTATCAGAGCCTATTTTTAAACGTGCGGAACGCCGGATGCTCCGCATTGTATTAAACAGATTGCGCATCAAGCAAGGGTTTTCTCTTTTACCGTCAGATGTAGAAGTAAAGATTAGCCGTACAAAGGCTGACAACATACTGACAAAAGCAGAATCCTTACAGATGATGCTTGATAGTGGTGTAAATCCTGACAGGGCAATCAAAACCGTTGGCATATGGTCTGATCCCGAACAAGTTGCATCAGAAAGCCGTGATAGGATAGATGCTTTGTTTGAATCAAAGATAAGTCAAGCCACACAGGCCGAGGTAACGGACGATGGCGAAGATAGACGAACTTCATAATTACGCTTATCCGTCATCTTATCTTGACGAATTGCATCAATATGACAGCAAAGATCATTCACAGAATGAAATACACGTTTACGGCAATCGTGGTGCTGTCTATGGTGGACTTGATGAAGTACACCTTTATGGTGGTTATACATCCGAGGATGAACTAAATCAGCCGTCCAAAGAGTATGAAATCATTGATATTGATGAATACTTTGATGAAATAGAGGATTTAGACGAAGAGCAAAAAGAAATTCGCAAAGAAATTGCGACAGAGTTCAAAGATATTCTAAAACTCATTTTTGCTCTCATATTAGCCGATTTAAGAGTGGGTAATGATGTTAATGAGGGATTTTACCACTCATTAGCCAAAAGTCGGTTTATGGACGTAATAGACACCAAATTGCCGTATATATCGGTGGACATATATGTTGAAATTGAAAAATACATTAATCAAAACATAGATTTGGTCATAGATTCGACTTTCAGAAACCAAAATCAGCCGTATTTCTTTTCCGAAGCAAGGGCAACGAGCATAGCGGTTGATGATGCTATGGCAAGCGTAACTATCGAAGAGTTACAAGAAGCCATTGAAGCCGGATACAAGTACAAGATTTGGGTTTCGATGCGTGACAGGAAAGTTCGTCACAATCATGAAATCGCTGACGGTCAGAAAGTCGAGATTGATAAACCGTTCAAAGTTGGGCGGTGCTTGATGCAAGCACCATTGATATTTGATGAAAACAGCGAATATCAAGACCCAAAAGAGTGCATAAATTGCCGATGCACCCTCATATACAGCAACAAGGCAGATTAAAAGTAATGAAACTTCGGAATATCCGAGGTTTTTTTATTTATAAAAATGCAACTATGCGATAAATAGCAAACCCCAAGCAGAGCGCACTGCGATAACAAAGTGTAGGGAAGAAAGGAAATGACAAATGAATAGAAATCAAGCAATCGAGAACCTAAAGTTTTTTGGCATCGAAGAACCGTCAGATGAACAGATCAATACTTATCTGAATCAGGTTCACGGAGATAGTCAGAAAGAGCGCAACAGAGCAGATGCACTCAAAGCACAGGCAGACAAAGCTGACGAGTTAAGACAGAAACTTGACGAGTTGAACAATGCAAACCTGTCCGAAGTCGAAAAGGCGAACAAGGCTACCGAGCAGGCAAACGCACAGATAGCTGAACTTAACAAGAAGATCGCAAATATGGAACTCAAAGCACAGTTAGCAGAAAAAGGCATTGTTGGTGAGGATGCTGACAACCTTATCGGTGCTGATGGCAAGTTGGATATCGAAACGCTTGGCAAAATCATTTCCGAACGTGAAACCGCAGCCGCAAGTGCTAAAGAGAAAGAACTTCTCGATAGTACACCAAGCCCAAAAGGAAATGACGGCGGTGGAAAAGAAGATGATGTTAAACCTGCCGACCTCGAAATGGCTGAAAAAATCCATTTTGTAAGTGGCGTGGATAACACAAATAAAGATTACTACAAACTGTAGACCAAGAAAGAGAGGAAGAAAGATGGGTAGAGTAATCGAAAATACCTATGGTCAGTCTATCGGCGTTCTCAAATTCTTCCCTTATCAGGCAAAAGCAGTTCTGATTAAGGAAGATGGCGTTGTAGCTGACGCTGACGGCAACAAGATCGTCAAAGCAGGTACTCCTTATCCGGCTAACGATGATACTTGCGAGGGTTATGTCCTTGAAGATATCGACGTTACGAATGGGGATGCACCCGGAGCAATAGTGTTTGAGGGAACTATCGACAATGCGAAACTTGCAATCAATGGTATTACCATTGATCCTGATGCAAAAGCCGCAACACCGAGAGTTACCTTTATGGACTAAATCCAAGAAAGGAGATTGAAAGATGGCACTCTTAAAAGATTATGCTACAGCCAGAGCCATTGCATCCCTTTGGGATGGATATCAGGCATCACTTGGCGAACCGCCTTATCTTGGACGTACCAAGTTTGGCATCCGTAAGCAGGATGGTCTTGACCTTGCATTTATCAAGGGCAAGAATCAGTTACCTGTAAGCCTTAAGGCATCTGCTTTTGATGCACAGGCAACTCTTCGTGATGGTATTGGTTTCTCGACAATCGAGAACTCCATGCCATTCTTCCGTGAATCAATCATGTTTACAGAGAAAGAGGAACAGGACTTTGCTACGTTCTCTTCATTAAGTGCAGACCGTGGCGCAGATATTCTCCAGAATATCGTTAAGAAACCTCTTGATCTTATTCGTGGTGCGAGAGTCGTTCCCGAGAGAATGATTTGGCAGTTGCTTGCACCTGCTGATGGTGTACCGAAGATTCATGTTGTAATCAACGATGAAGCATTTGATATCGAGTATATGAGTGCTGCATCGGCGGTTGAATACAAGAAGTCGAACTTTGTTGAGATCAAGGGCGATTCACAGTGGAAGAACAGTGCGAGTGCAACTCCCCTTGCTGATCTGATCGAGATCAAGAAGAATTTTGCAAACGCAACCGGGTACAGCCTTACAAGATTCACCATGAATCAGGAAACTTGGGCAGAGGTACTTGAAGCCGAAGATACCAAGAAGCAGGTACTTGGCATCCTTGCATATCAGAACGGTATTCGTATGAATGACGAGGATGTTGTACGTTACCTTGCAGGCAAAGGCATTGAGATCGAAGTATACGATAAGGTATACGTTGACGAGAACGGCGATACAAAGAAATTCATTCCTACAGGGTATGTTTCTTGCCAGAGCGCAGGCGTATATCTTGGTGAGTTTGTATACGGCACTACTCCCGAAGAGAGAAGTGGTAGCCTTACAGACGGTACACTTTCTATCGTTGATACAGGTATTGCTGTATATACCTACAGTACAAACCATCCTATCAACACTCATTGTGTTGTATCCGAGATCGGACTTCCTACCTATCAGGGTATGGACAGCGTAGTTTGCATCAATGTTGATGCCGGATCAACACCGTCTGCATAAGCAGATAGCGAGGTAAAGTTATGACTTATGACCACATGGTTAAAGTCAACGGTAAATGGTACGGAGCAGGTGACGAGGTAACCCCCACGTTGCCTGCTTCGGTGGCAACAAAAGCCGTTGAACCGAAACCCGACACAAAAGAGGTAGTAGAAGAGGTCAAGAAAGCCGAAACTACCGCAAAGAGGTCTAACAATAAGGGAAACAAGAAATGAAAGATGAATACACAATCTTGCAGAAAATCAAAATACGACTTGGACAATATCATACAGATAACAATTCAATCGTGTTTGACGATGCAGAGTGTGACGTTTATCTGAATGAATTGCTTTCCGATGCAAAAGAGTCGGTTATCAATGTCAGACATTATCCTACAGCATGGACAGAAGAACAGATTGAAAGTGACCTAAAGAAGTATGAAAAAGTCCTTATCAAGTTGGTCATTTATGACTTCAATAAAGAGGGGATGGAATTTGAAAACTCACATACTGAATCAGGCGTTTCAAGGCAATTCCAGAGCAGAGCAAGGATAATGGCTGACGTATTACCATTTGTGGATATGTTTGCATGAGAAGAATCAGACACGTTCGATTACCAGAAGCAAATAAGCAGACGTTTTATTATGCGAATTGGTATGAAGAGTCAACTGAATATCAGACGGACGAGGACGGCAACGTTAAATACGTTTTGGTCAATGGCAAGGACAGACCTATAGAAAAGGTTGTACCTGCTCACTTCTCACAGCCTGTTAAGTTTGAAGCAAGCATAAATATGGGCGGTAGAAATGCCGAATCCGTAGAGTATGGCATAGATGTAAGCGGATATAGTGCAATTTTAACAACTCCTAAAGGGATGGTTGATATCACGGAAACAAGCATCATTTGGCACACATCAGAGCCGAAACTTAAAGACGGATACGCTGACGAGACAACTTGTGATTATCACGTTGTAAAGAAAACATCTTCGCTCATATATGACCGCTATGTACTTGCCAAAAGGGTTAAGTAATGGGCAGAACTAAAGCACGAAGAACTATAACAGCAGAGTTTTCAGCAGAGGGTTTAAGGCAACTTGCGAGAGAGCTGCATCAATACAACCACAGCATAGAACGAGCAAATGAGTTATTCGTGCAAAGGTTAGCCGAAGCCGGATACAAGATAGCAACGCAACAGATAGTCAAATCATTTCCGTCACTTGACCACGATAAGCCTATAGGCTCGTTGGACATTATAACGGATAGTGATGGCATCGTGTCAGGATGCACATTACAGTTTAGTAGTGAGCAAGCGTTGTTTATCGAGTTCGGTTCAGGTATCCATTTTAACAAAGGTACTAATCATCCATTGGCAGGTCAGTTTGGTTATGGTGTCGGTACATATCCTGGTCAAACCCATGCTTACAATGATAAAGGATGGGCATATCAAGGCGAGGATGGTAGATGGCATCATTCCTACGGTACAAAAGCCACAATGCCGATGTATACGGCAGGTGTTGAAATGCGAACAAAGATAATCGAAATAGCAAAAGAGGTATATGCAGGTGTTATCTAACGAGGTTTTTGATAAGGTATTCACCATAGTCAAGTATGCTATGGCAGACCTTGAAATAGTAGACGGTAGAGGGGTGTCAGTTCCGAAATGGGCTGACCTTTTTTATGCCCGAAGCGACCACGAATTGATAGATACCCATTTGCCTTGTTTGTCTATGCGTCAAATCGGTGCGCCACAAATCGGTAATGATCTTATGAGAGATACGCAGAACGGTGTTAATTCAACATTTCAAGTCGATGCGTACTCCAATAAGTCTTATGACGAAGCCTACAGCATTATGAATGATGCAGGTGACGTTTTCATACGTTTGGGTTATGCCTTGACATTTGGCTTTGAAGAAATGCCGACAAATAGTGAATCGCTATGGCGGTTTACAGCAAGGTTTAACCGTGTAATCGGTGCGAATGAGACATTAGCACTATAACAAAGAAAGAGAGGACAGAAAAATGGCAGTTGGAACAGCAGGCGTTTCCAGTCTGGGCGTTAAGTTCGGTTGGGGCATTGGTACAGGTTCTACAAAGCCGAGTTCATTTACTTGGCTTGAAAGATGCAACGCTATCGGTGGTATCGCACTCGATACCGAACAGATAGACGCATCTGCACTTGAAGATGAAGTTTCCAAGTATATCGCAGGTAGACAGGATACAGGTGGTACTTTCCCTGTCACGTTCAATCTCACGGACGAGGTTATTTCACAGCTTGAAGCTATGATTACCGCATATAGCGGACTTTCGGGCGGTCAGAAACTTTGGACAGAGGTTTGGTCACCGTTCTTGTCTAATGGTTTCTATGCAATCGTACAGGCACCGAAGCACATACCACAGCCTGATATGGGGCAGAACGAACTTTTGACCGCTGAACTTACCTTTATTCTTGAAGATTATAAGGGTATGTTACCGGGTATTGAGCCTACTTCATCGGCATCAGTGTAAACCATATGGGTTAATTCTCCTATCATACACACGCAGCGAACAAAGGGTGAGCCATTTGGCTTGCCCTTGTTTCGTCTGTGAAAAAAGAAAGGAAAAACAATGAAATCATTTACCGTAAACAACAAAAAATATGTAGCAAAAGACTTCACGTACAATGTAGTATGTGACCTTGAAGATTTGGGCGTATCATTGTCCGACTTCAAAGCAAAGCCTATGTCGGTAATTCGTGCGTATCTTGCCGTATGTGCTAATAGTGATATGGAGTTTGCCGGAAACGAGATACAGGCACACATTATCGCAGGTGGCAACTTTGAGGAAATGATGAATTGTATGTCTGCAAAGATGGACGAATCAGATTTTTTTCGGGCGTTGCAGAGCAGAACAGAGGACAATCCTACAGAGGGAACGGAAACGGAGAGCAAGACGAAGAAGTAATACCAAATTACAAATCGTTACGTGAACTTTACACAAAAGAGTGGTTTCCGTACGCAAACGCTATGGGCATTAGTTGGTCAGAGTTTTGGAATATGACACCTGCTATGGTCAATGCTCATAAAAAAGCGTTCAAAATTAAGAAAGACGAACAAAACGCTTTCGCTTATATACAAGGCATTTATTTCCGTGATGCACTTGCATCAACTGTTGGAAATATGTTTAAGAAAAAAGGTGCGAAAGCAATAGAATATCCATCAGAGCCGTATGACTTGTATGCAAAAGCAAACGAAGATAGCGGTGAGTCAGATGGTGGCATGAGCGAAGCAGAGAAGCGCAAGAAAACAGAAGCGTTGTTCGGTATGCTTCGCTTAATGCAAGCTAACTTTGAGATATCAAAGCAAGCAGGGAATACAAGGGGTGACGAGTAATTCGTTACCCCTCTTTTTTCGTATAAGGGTATAAAAAATGGCAGACCATAACATTGATTCGTTAAATATAAAAATCACATCGGATGCGAGAAGTGCCAACAATGCGCTTAACACACTTGAAAAGCATCTTAACAGCCTCGCAGGATCACTTAACAATCTGGGCGCACAGAGTAGTGGCTTATCAAAGTTTTCAGCAGGTGTAACCGAACTTTCTACCGCTATGGTCAATTTCAAGAATAGTGGTATTGGTACGGCTGATTTTACAAGACTTGTGAAGAATCTTGGTCAATTATCCACTATTGACCATGCAGGAATAGAAGCAACAGCATCATCACTTGATAAACTTGGTCAATCTATGGGCAGTATATCTGTATTGTCCGAAAATGCAAGCAAAGTTACCGAGTTCACCAACGCAATGAGTCAGTTGGGGCGTAAAGGCGTATCGCAAGCTATTGAAAATCTGCCGAGACTTACTGATGCTTTCAGAGATTTGCTTTTAACACTCAATGAGACACCCGAGATCCGTCAAGACGTATTGTCGATGACGCAGGCACTTGCGGAGTTTGTAAGCGGTGCTAAAGGCTATGTCAATCAGGCAAAGTCTATGCAGACCGCTAATGCACGTATCAAGATAAGTGTGGGATATGCTGACGAAGCATTAAAGAAGTTTGCCGAGACAGCTAAAAGAGCGTTCAAGTTCCTTGTTACGAGTCCGTTTAAGGCTTTTGCATCCGGGGCAAAGACGCTTGCAAGTGGTCTACAGAGTTGTGTTGGCAAGTTAAAGACATTTGCTACACATTCAGAACGTGCAGAAAAGACTGCTTCAAAGTTTGCACAGACAGTAGGTACTTTATACGTTAAGTTCTGGCTACTTGCAAGGGTAATGGGCAAACTATGGTCATCTGTAAAGAGTTCGTTTGACTACCTTGAAACTGTCAACTACTTTTCATCTTCATTTGAAGCAATCGCAAAGAAAGCTACGTCAACTCTGTCTGATGCAGGTGAAGAATCTGCACAGGCTTACTATAAATCTTTTACGGACACGGCAACAACGCTGACACGTAAAATGTCGGGATTTGATATATCCGGCGGTCAGTTGACAATGACTAAAGGTGCTAACCTTGGTCTTGATCCCAATACTACGCTGAACTATCAGACTACATTTGCACAGATAGCGTCATCTATGGGTGTCGCATCTGATAAGGCTGTTATGCTTTCAAATGTTCTGACAGAGATAGGTGCTGACCTTGCATCTGTCAAGAATATGGACTTTGAGGACGTTTGGCAGAATATGGCATCAGGTCTTGTCGGAATGTCACGAGCCGTTGATAAGTTCGGCATTAACATTCGTGCATCGGCAATGAATGAAAAACTGATGCAATTAGGCATACAGGCAACCGTTAAAGATTTGTCACAGGCAGATAAGGCATTATTGCGTACAATAATGATCCTTGATGCGTCCAAGTATGCTTGGGGTGACCTTGCCGATACACTTGATACCCCAGCTAACCAAATTCGTATGCTGACCGCTAATCTGCATAAGTTGGCAACGATGTTTGGTTCACTTTTCTTGCCTATCTTGAAGAAAGTATTGCCCTATATCAATGCCCTCGTAATAGCCTTGCAGAGACTTATGCAGACGCTTATGAACGTCTTTGGTATAGATTTATCGGAAATGTTACCAAAAGGCGGCGCAGGGGCATCAGACGCACTTTCAGACGTACTTGACGATGCAGAGGGTACAGGTGATGCGTTAGAGGACGCTGCTGACGAAGCAAAGAAACTCAAAAACAACCTGCTTGGCATTGATGAACTGAATATCTTAAACGATAATTCCGATGCACTTACGGTTGATGATCTTACGGCTGACAGTTTGCTCGATCAGGCATTTATAGATGCAATATCAGAGTATCAGAAAGCATGGGATGAAGCGTTTAAGAAACTTCAAAATAAAGCGCAGGAAATCGCTGACAAGATTGTAGAATGGGCTAAAAAGGTATGGAAACCCATAGGTGAAGCGTGGGATGCTGTAGGCGATTATGTCATAGAAAAATGGAAGTATATGGCAGGAGAGTTAGGCAAACTCTTTAAGTCGATTGCATCCGATTGGGCAGAGGTATGGGCGCAGGATAAAACCGAAAAGATATTTGAGAATATCTTTAAGTCTGTCGGTAATATCTTTGAGTTTGTCGGTAATCTTGCACGTCAGTTTAGACTTGCATGGGATGAAGCTGACAAGGGCAAGAGAATCCTTGAAACTGTGCGTGATATTATTCTCAAAGTGTCAGAACACGTTGAGAAGATGACCGCATCATGGGCAAAGTGGGCAGGAGAGTTAAACTTCAATCCCATTTTAGAGTCAATGCTTGGCTTGCTTACATCGGTAAGGAACGTTGCTGATGATGTACTTGGCATCTTTGATGATTGGCAGGAGATATTCTTACAGCCTGCATTTACATACATTGTAGAAGAGTTTTTACCGAAACTGTTTGATATAGCATCAAAACTTGTATCCGGCATTGATTGGGGAAAACTCCGGGATGAACTTGCGAAGATATTTGATGCACTTGAACGAATCGGTGAGGTAATCGGTAATACCTTACTTAAAGCACTTGATAAACTTGCTGATGTAGTAATTAAGTTCGTTAATGGACATTATTTTCAGAATCTTGCTACCGATTTTCAGAAACTTGCATCTGCTCTTGAAAATGCAAAGGATATAAACGATGTTATCAATGCTATCTTCGATTTTGGTGAGGGTAGAATTGTTGACGCTTCACAGATAATCAACGGTATCACAAATGCCTTTAATGAAGCGTTCGATAAGATTGATTTCAAGAATCTTGGCAAGCGTTTAGGTGGTCTTGTTAACAAGATATTTGAAACTCTTGATTGGAAATCACTTGGCAAAGCGGTATCAAATATCGCAAGCGGTTTCTTTGAACTGATACATGGCGCACTTAAAGAGATCAAATGGTTTGAAGTTGGACAGGCAATCGGTAATTTCCTCAAAGGTATCGAATGGGGCAAAATCATCAAGGAAGTATTGTCTGCCATAGGTGACATACTTGGTGGTTTGATATCAGCTTGGCTTGGTTCAGCCTTATCTGCACCATTAGAAACAGGCATCGTAACCGCTATCCTTGCGGTAGTAGGCGGTGGGAAACTATATAGCGTCATATCTAAAGCCACAGGTGGTAAAGGACTTATGGGAGATATCCTTACCAAACTGTTTGGCGGTAACAAGGATATGGGCGAAGAAGTCACCTTGTTTGACCGAATAACAGGAAGTGCCGAGAAAGCATCCAAATCTAAAGGCTTGTTCGCTGATGCAAACGGACGAGTAGCCAATTCAGTAGCAAAGTCAAACGGCTTGCTACCTATGGAGTTACAGTTCTTTGCTGAAACAGAAAGCAAGGCAGGTGCGTTATTCAAAACACTTGGCGGTATCGGTGGAGTTTTAGGCGGTAGCACACTTGCAATCGTGGAGTTTGTGAAACAATGGCAGGACGGAATGACCGTTGTAAACTCATTGCTTATGGGTCTTGGTATTGCAATCGCCGGAGTTGGTGCGGTATTACTTGGTGCGCCTGCTACGGTTGTAGCGGTTGTCGGGGCTATTGTATTTGCCGTTGCCGAGGGTGTACTTGCTATACACGAACATTGGGATGACATAAAGGCTTGGTGGCAAAATACTGTTGTTCCCGGGGTATCGGGATTCTTTGAGGGTCTTGGTGAGAAGTTCAAGGGATTTGCAGACGGTATTGGTCAGAAATGGGATGACCTCAAACTTGTTTTATCGTTACAATGGCAACTAATAAAAGAGGGATTTTCTACATTTGTAAGTGAATGGGGGCAGAAAATCACCGAATGGGCATCTACCAAGTGGGAAGAGATAACAAATAAAATCGAGGAAGTCAGAGCCAATATCCAAATGAAGTGGGATGAAATGAAACAGAATTTTGCAGACCACATCACAGAATGGCGTACTAAAATCGAAGAATGGTCATCACAGAAATGGGAAGATATAACCAACAAACTTGAAGAAATCCGTAGCGGTATTCAGACCAAATGGAGTGAAATGCAGCAGAATTTCACCGACCATATATCTGAATGGCATAATCGCATTACTCAATGGGCATCAGAGCGTTGGGATGAAATCACAAACAAAGTAGCCGAGGTCAGAGATTACATCCAAGACCGTTGGGGCGAAATGAAACAGCATTTTGAGGAACATATTACTCATTGGCGTGAATCTATCACCGAATGGGCAACCTCGAAATGGGATGAAATCACGACTACAATGGATACCATTAAAGGTGAGATTCAGACTCGTTGGGAGAGTATGAAACAAGACTTCGATGATTTCAAGGAGCGTTGGAAAGAAAAAATCGAAGAATGGGCATCTAATAAGTGGGATGCTATCACCGATGCAATGTCAGAACTTCGAGATAAGATTTCTGAAAAATGGGAAGATTTCAAACGAGACTTTACCGCATTTATTGAAGAATGGCATAAGAAGATTGGAGAGTGGGCATCCGAGAAATGGGATACTGTAGTTGAAACCCTTGAAACCCTCAAAAAGGGCATTAAAGAAAAATGGGAGAACATCAAAACCGATGCCAAGACGTTTTGGGATAATTTCAAAACAGACCTTAAAGGATTTGCTGAAAAAGCAGGAGAGGGTGTTGTTAGCGGATTTGAAAAACTTAAATCAGGTTTAGGTGAGGTTTGGAGCAACCTTAAAAAAGACGCTATGGACGCTTTCGATGCAGTTAAGAAAAAGGCAGGTGAAATATGGGATAACATAAAAGATAAGGCAAGTAATATAGGTGACAAACTTGGCATTGGTACATCAAAGACTAATACAAGTTCCTATACTTCATCTAACTCGTCAATCGTATCATCCACTATTGGTAAAGTTGGCAATGCTCTTTCAACAGCAGGTTCACTTTTGTCGCAGGACTATGAAAAGTGGAAAAGACAACACGGATATGCTACAGGTGGTTTCCCCGAGGACGGCTTATTCTTTGCAAATCACAACGAGTTAGTAGGTCAGTTTAGCAATGGTAGAACAGCCGTTGCAAACAATCAGCAGATCACAGCCGGAATTGAGCAGGCAACCTACAACGCTATGATGAGAGCAAACTCACAGAGTAGTAACAGAGAAGAACAGTTACTTGAAGAACTTATAATCGCAGTTAGAGAGGGTCGCAAAGTTGTAATTGACGGACGTGAAATAGTCACGGCATACGACAGCAGAAAGGCACGAAACGGCTACTCGTTTGCGTAATAAGTTGACAATGCACCCCATTTCTACTTATTATTGTAGTAAGTAGGAGTGGGGGTACAATATCTTGATGTTTAGGCTACGCAAGAGCGTAGTCTTTTTTAATTGGTGAAAACTATGGCAATGTCAAGTTTTTTGAATGTAAATGGATATGATTTACCCTCACCGAGATACGGATTTCAGTATGTAATTCAGACAACGGTTGATGCCGGACGTAACCTAAACGGTGCAATGGTCGGTCAGAAAGTAGGACGTGATCTTATTAAGTTAGATCAGCTTCAATGGGTAGGGCTACCTGTTGAAGAACGTGAAAGAATCTTACAGTTGTTTGATGACTTTTTTGTTGATGTAACACTTGAAGATTGCCGAACTGGGCAACCTATTACAATTAAGATGTATCCCGGCGATAGAACGGTTAAACCCTTATTCGTTGACAAAGAAACACATATGATAAGCAAGGATGAAGTGCTTGCAGTAAACCTTATAGATTGCGGTTGGTGACGATATGCAGAAAGTATCTAACGAATACGTTGAATCAATGAAAAGCATAGGGCGTAATCGTGGATACATCAAGGTTACGCTTGGAATAGTAAATGCCGAAGCACAGGCAAATATCAAAGTGTCAGATAGTACAGACCTTGCTTATTTCTCGCAAAAAAGACTTACAGATGGTGCGGAAGTATCACAGCCGTATGTAACGTGTGAAGAAAATTGGTCAAAAGTAGACGGAAGTATGTATTTTCTGCCTGCAAATGCACCGAGTTCGGTATTTTACAACAACGGTCTTGTCGGTGAAAACATTTTAAGTGCTATATCTTTTGATTTTGGCGGAGAAACCTACGATGTAGCAGGTTTTACTATTGATTTTGGTGAGAACTACCCTGTTGATTTCACAATCAGCAACGGAACGGAAACAATAAGTTTTACCGATAACGATAAGCGTTATTTTTCGACAGAACAGGGTTTACACGATATACAGACGCTTACAATAACCGCAACAAGGATGTTAGGCGGTCAGACAAGGCTACGCATTTATAGTCTGTCTATGGGTGTATCAAACACGTTCACAAATGAAACGATGCTTGATTATACCGAAACGTCTTATGTGTCACCGATAGCAGATACGTTACCGTCAACAGACGTAAGTATTAAGGTTGTCAACTACGATAACTATTACAATCCTGACAATCCGAACTCTATACTTGCTTTCTTTGAGGTCGGACAGGACGTAAGAGTACAGTTTGGTTATGACAGTAAAGATGATGGTGATATTGAGTGGTTACCGGAAACTATCACTCACCTAAAGACTTGGGGTGCGACCGATAGTGATGCAACGTTTACCGCTACAGACTATTTTGATTATCTGCAAGGTGTCTATTATGGCGGTACATATGCCACAAATGGCATAACCTTGTATGACCTTGCTGTTGATGTTTTACAAGATGCAGGTATTGAGTCCTATAAATTGGACACAGTTCTTAAAGAAGTCACGGTTTATAACCCTTTACCGCCTGTACCTCATACCGAAGCATTACAGATAATCGCAAATGCCGGACGTTGTACTTTGCGTGAAGATAGAGACGGCAAGATTTACATAGAGAGTACGTTTATTCCAGAGTATGAGATTACCTCAAACGGTGAAACGGAATACTCAAACGTAGAGAATACAAAAAAAGACACGACAAAGGTAGCGTATGCGATTGCATCACAGGACTTTTCACTTTTAAGCGACAGCAACTTACAGTTCTATGGAACACCTGACCTTGACAATGTAGGTTATGTTTCAAGTGCTATCGCTGATGCAAATGGTGATTTTACTGTCAATCCGACAATAACGATTGACCTTGAAGCAAATTACGCACCGACAGGTTTTAATATCCGTTTCAGAAATGTAGCACCGACAGAGTTTGAGATACGGACATATTTTGACGGAACTCTCGTTGATACTATAAGCGTTACGGATAATACCGATACAGCGTACTCATATACGGACGGATTTAACGAGTTTAATCAGTTGGTGGTGGAATTTACCAAAGGCGCACCAAACAGCCGTATAACGGTCGATAAGATGCTTTTTGGCGCACCTACCGACTACACGATAGAACGATATATGATAAAGGATTCACCGACAGCGACACGTCAGGACAGAATCAAGTCAATCGTAATGTCTACGTTCAATTACAAGGATAGTTCGGTTGATGCAAAAGACCTGATTACATCGGTGATTGCAAATGCCGAGGACGGTAATTACACGTTCCATTTCAACAATGCGTCATACGGATTTACTGCAAGAGTGGTAGACGGAACGGCAAACGTAAGCATTGTATCGTCAAGTTCCTATGAAATCGTGATTGCATTGTCGAATGTGGCATCAACAGACGTAAAGATTGCCATAAACGGTTATGAATACGAAGTAGATGAGCAGCTTGTTACTGTTGAACATAATGCAACAGGCATAGAACAATCCTGGTCGAATCCGCTTATATCAGACGCAGAACACGCAAAGTTAGTTGAAAGTTGGCTATCTGACTTCTACTTGGGTGACGTAGAGTATGAATTTACTTGGCGTGGTGATCCAAGAATAGATGCTGACGATTTGCTTAACCTTGAACTTAAATCCGGGGATATCGTAAACGTCAGAGCATATCAGAATACGCTTAACTTCAATGGTGCGTGGTCTGGAAGTATGAAGTGCAGAAAGGCAATAGTATAAATGGCTACTTGGACTACACCAAAAACAAATTGGTCAAGTACAGACCGATTTAATATAGGTGATTTCAACCGCATAAAGAATAATCTTCAATATCTGCACGATGAATCAGAAATCATTTACGGTGAATATGACATAGCCGATATGGGTTCTGATATTTCATCGTATGCAGGTTATTGGGATGTAGAGAAGTTCAATATCATTGAGCAGAACTTGATTACGATTAACGAAAATATGAACGGAGCGAACATAGGACAGGCGTTAACGTTCTATGTAAACGGTGTATTTATCACATCCACAGAACTAAATCGTATTGAGGGCGTTTCGTTAACACTAAAATCAATTATAGACGGTTGGCGTGAAGCAATGGCAACATTGCCGTTTAGAATGGGCGCAAAAGAAGCATTGAGGGTATAAATTATGGCAATTACACAATTACCCACAGATTTTGTGGATGCCGTAACCGCACAACATAAATATCAGGTCACAGACGTTGGCAATAGTGAAGCATTGTTTGATGATGTAAGCGAATATACAACGTATGGTTCATCGTTTGGAGCGCATGAGATCAACACACAACACAAAGCCGTAAACGACACGATTGACCTGTCGGAAAGCACCGCATCAAGCATAACCAAACTGAAAAATGGTACAACGATACCGAATGAGGTTACAAGCGCAGATGAAGTAACATCGGCTACAACGGCAAATAGCGTGAGTTTTGCCACCACCGCTACAAGTGTTGATTATGCAGAGCGTGTAACGAGTGCTACTACGGCAACAAAAGCGACCACTACACCACAGTTGACAGGTGGCGCAAAGATAAATGGAGTTACTTTTAGTGGAACGCAGAACATAACAATCGAGGATAATTCAAGGCTTGCCAAGAGCAAATCGTTTATTCTTGCAACAAAGCAGGCATTAACATTTACTAACAAGGTTTGTGAAATCTCTGATAATCGCATTACGGCAGATAGCCTTGCGGAAGTGGTATTCACAAATGATTGTCTTGATAATGCAATGAGAGCATTAATAGGCGTTGAAACAATGTCAGGCAAGGTTAGATTAACCGCAGGACGAACACCAAGCGGTACACTAACCGCATCAATCTTTATAAGGGTGGTAGACTAATGGCTATTTCCAAATTACCAACTAATTTTGTCGATGACATAATCGACACTTCGGTCAACGAGCATCGAAAATACAAGATGACACCCGTGTCAGGTGAAACTGATACCTATGAACTTGAAGATAAGACAACATATACCCAACAGGGTACGCCTTATAATGCGTCTGTTGTAAACAATACGAACGGTACAATTAATCAAGTCATAGATTTAGCCGAGGATAATGCTGATGATCTTGCCGGATTTCTTGACGGAACTGTACCGATTGCAAGAGCAGGTCACGCAGGAACGGCAACGACCGCAGGTACGGCAAGTAGCGCAAACACCGCAACGACCGCAGGAAGTGCTACAACCGCTACGAGCGCAGGTACGGCAAATACGGCAGGAAGTGCTACCACGGCAGACCATTTAACCACCGCACGAAAAATAAACGGCGTTGATTTTGACGGAACGGGAGATATAACCGTTGTGGACAATACTAAAGTATCAAATGCCGAGGATTTCATACTGATAGACCAACAGAATCTTAACTTTATCAACAACATATGTCAGATAAACGATAGCAAGATTACGGCTAACAGTTTGGCAGACGTATATTTCACATCGGCAACCGTAGAGGTGGCAAGAAACGCAGGAATAACCGTAGAGACATACGCAGGTTACATTCAGCTTGTGGCATCATCAACGCCTGCAAGCACTTTGGTTGCAACTATTCACGTAAGGGTGGTGGCATAATGAGAGGAAGAACAAACGCAGAACCGAATATAGGAGTACAACTCAATGCAACGATTGATACTTACGAAGTTGCGACAGGAGAGAACATACTTGCAGGGGATTTTGTAAAACGTTATGAGTATGCGGTTAATCAGTTAGATAATTCAACTGTTGCTGATTATCAGAGTAATATGTATTCTCCTATATACAAACCACCTATCTTTTTTAGACTTTCAGACGGAAAGTTTGTTTGTAGTAATATAATCTACGAAAAAAACGAAAACAATGAATATTCTATTGCTCACACAGCCGTTAATTCCGTACCAAATGGAGATTTTGTAAAGGAACTTGGGGATGATACTTTTGTTGGATTTTCGATTGGGGGTAAATCGAGTGCGGGATATGGCATATACTCTTCATATGCAAAATATAATGTCAATGAGCATACTATAAGTACACGAACAGTTACAACAAACGTTAAAACGTGGACAAACGTAACCCAACAGCCTGATACGATGTACTTATACATCATTGATAAAGGCAATAATACCTTTAAGGTTGCGGTAAGTTATGCGATTACTATTTCATCACAGTCAAGAAATATCGTAGATGTATTTGACGTTGTTCTTTCGGGTTCAGATTATACTGATTACACTATTTCTATATCGAATCTAAACTCAACGACTAATTTAGGAATAGCGCAGGCATTTGTCAAAATATCAAATAACGAAGATTATTTGATTATGGCTACTAACCGTGTTATCAGACTAAACAATAACGTATTCAGCGATACTCACAGTTTTTCGTATCCGTCGATGATATATACTCCGTTTTCCAAGTATCTCGCAAAAAACATAGCCGAGGACGGAATGGTAGACTTGTTATTTTGGACAAGAACAGGTACAACATCATCAGACTATGTATATTACCTAAAACGGAAACGATATTATTTTCCTGTCGATAGTTGGGATTATAACTCATACAATATAGAGAATGTAATAGATGATGTATATGGATCAATAACACGATATATGGGTACTTTGAACGGAAAAGATATATACATTACACGAAAAAGCAGACATAGTTCAAGTATTGTTCCGTTTACAATAGACGCAACAACAGGGGAATTATCTGTTGGTGATGCTGTTGGCTTGAATGAGCCTTATGTTTCAGAAAGCACTACAAATTTTATATACAGTTCTATTGTGAATAATAGTATTATAATGATTTTTGGGAATGTCTCTAATGTAGGAACACAGTTATGTGAGTTCACTTATAACAATGGTGTTTTCACTTCCATAGGTGATAATGTGAAGATAGTTAAGAAGATTACCACGCAGGAATACATTATGGGAGTTGCCAAACAAAGTGGTACGGCAGGCGATACCATTGAGGTTTACATACCGAGTACGAGTTATTAAGGATAGTCAAACGGCTATCCTTTTTCTTTGGAGAAAAACAATGAGAAGAGGAACAACACCGACATTAGTAATCAATATAAAGGGCATTGAAATGTCTGATATAGCCGAGTGGTATATCACGGTGGCGCAAGACAGTACGCAGATTACAAAGTCAAACGATGATATCACGATTGAAGATACCTTGCTTAAAATGCCACTATCGCAGGAAGAAACAATGCGGTTTAAGTCTGGTGAAGTATCTATACAGATACGAGCAAAAACTACCGAAGATGTTGTTATTGCAAGCAGTATTCAGACAATCGACATTGATAGGATTCTTTATAACGAGGTAATCTAATATGCTACCTGATATCGAAATGAGTTTAAGCACCGATACATCGGTCAGAATTGACTTTGATGTGGGTGTCGAATACGGACAGGGCGGTAAGTTGCCTGACTATAAAGGTGATTATGAGATTACACCTAAACTTATAGATCAGACTTTACCGACCAAAGACAAAAGTATGACAGATGATGTTGTAATTAAAGAAGTTCCTGTTTCAAGGGTGACTAACCCAAGTCAAGGAACAACCGTTGTTATTTGTGCTAATTAGCAGAAAGGAAACAAAAATGGCAAATTCAAAAGTAGTTCTTGGAAGTGAAGTCCTTATAGATTTAACAAGTGATACCGTAGATGCGTCACACTTGCTTGACGGATATACGGCGCATGGTGCAGATGGTGAAGCTGTAACAGGTACTTGTACGTTTGATGCTGATACGTCAGATGCTACGGCAACGGCAAGCGAAATACTTGCTACAAAGACCGCATATAAGAACGGACAGAAAATCACAGGTACTATGCCTAATAATGGTGCTGTTAGCGGTTCTATTTCTGATGTATCGACACCTTATACCGTTCCTAATGGGTATCACGATGGCTCTGGTGTCGTGGGTATTGATTCAACCGAAGCAAGTAAGATTATCGCAGGAAATATCAAAGACGGTGTATCTATTCTTGGTGTACTTGGTACATACACAGGTGAGGGTGTTACCGCACAGACAAAGAGTGCTACTTCTTCACTTGTTGCACAGACTATTCTGCCTGATAGCGGTTATGACTACTTGGCAGAGGTTGATATCGCACCTATACCTGTCACAAGGACATTGAATCCGTCTGGTGGATATAGTGTGGTTATAGGATAAGGAGATTGCTTAAATGACTATCGAAATAATGAGCGTTATTACAATCATATCGGTGGCTTGTAGCATCTTCTTCGGTGTCCTTGCGTGGCGTAGAAATGCAAAAACAGATGATAAGGCAGATGCTACGCAGATGGCTACTATCATTGTCAAATTGGACAACATAGACGCAACTGTAAGGGATATTAAGGCTGATAACAGGTCGATTCAATCAGACGTACAAGACATTTGGAAAAGGCTTGTTAAGGTTGAAGAAAAGGTAGAAGCACTTGAAAATCAAGGATAAGTTACAGGCAATACCGCTTGCCAATTACATAGTATTCTCGATTGTGATTATCATTATCTACTCAATCGCAGAGTTCGTTTTATCGACCATTACAGGCATATCACACGAAACATTAACAACGTGCGTATATGCCTTTTTTGGTACAGAGATAGCATCTTGCGCCTTTATTAAGGTTTACAAGATAAAGAAAGAAACAGATACCGTTGATTTTGACGAAAGTGAGGTAAACGACTTATGACAGTTACATTATTCATTTCTTTGTTCACTATTGGCTCTATGGCTTGCGGTCTTATTACCGAAGCTGTGAAGAAAGCCTATGAAAATGCTGACAAACAGTATTCAGCGAACATCATAGCACTTGTTGATGCTCTTGTGGTCGGTGGTCTGGGAACAGTTGTTGCGTATATGCTCTTAAACGTAGAGTGGACAGTTAACAACATTATCTGCATCGTTCTGATGGTTGTTTGCATTTGGCTTGGTGCTATGCTTGGTTTTGACAAGATTAAGCAGACACTTGAACAGATAGCCGTAATTATTCCTAAAACTGTTGAAGATAAGGAAAAGAACAATGAAGATAAGTGATGCAGGCTTAAATCTCATAAAGAAGTATGAGGGTTGTCGGTTAGAAGCCTATAAATGTCCGTCTGGTGTATGGACTATCGGATACGGACATACACACGGAGTAACACAAGAAATGAAAATCAGCCACGAACAGGCTGATATTTTTTTGCGTTCTGACGTGGCTAATGCCGAAAAGTATGTCAATCAGTATGATGCAATCTATCATTTCACGCAAAATCAGTACGATGCGCTTGTTTCATTTACCTATAATTGTGGCGCAGGCAACCTTAAAAAACTTGTGAATGGCGGTCAGAGGACTATCGCAGAGATAAGCAACGCCATACCGAACTATAACAAGGGTGGCGGTAAGGTGCTTAACGGACTTGTGAAGCGTAGAACAGACGAAAAAGCTATGTTTGATAAGGGTACACCTAAAAAGCCTATTTCTGACGTTGTAGACGAGGTTATAGCAGGCAAATGGAGTAGCGGAAATGATCGTAGACAGCGATTGACCAAAGCAGGGTATAACTACAACGAAGTGCAAGCCGAGGTCAATAAGAGGTTGAAAAAGTGATTACAGCACAGAGAATCATTGATAAGGCTCAAAAAGAGGTAGGAACTTGCGAAAGTCCTGCTAACAGTAACAACGTCAAGTATAATACATGGTTTTACGGACACGAAGTAAGCGGTGCATCATATCCTTGGTGCGCCGTTTTTATTTCTTGGCTGTTTGATGGAACAGGACTTGTACCCAAAACGGCATCTTGCTTGAATATGCTTGAATGGTTTGAAGCACATAGCCAAATAGTCAAGACACCGCAGGCAGGTGATATAGTCTTTTTCCGTTATTCAACTAATAGCCGTAAGACAAATCATGTAGGACTTGTCATTGATGTTAAAGGCAATACATTAACGACTATTGAGGGTAATACATCAAAGGATAGTAATGATAACGGTGGTCGAGTTATGCGTAGAAAACGGTCAAGTAAGATTGTTGGATATGCAAGACCGTTATACGAGGGTGCAACAATCAGCCGGAAAACTGTACGAATGGGGAGCAAAGGGGATGATGTGAAGTATTTACAGACTAAACTTGCATCATTCGGTTATCACGTAGGCGGTGCTGACGGTATATTTGGTGTCAATACTTGTAACGCCGTTATTGACTTTCAGAGCGACCACGGTTTAGTTGCTGACGGTATAGTAGGCTCAAATACTTGGGCAAAAATCGAAAGTATAGGATAAAAGCTATGGCAAACAACAAAGTAGTATTAGGAAACGAAACACTAATCGACCTAACAAATGATACAGTAAACGCAAATAACCTCTTGGCAGGTGAAACAGCGCATGATGCAAGTGGAAATCAGGTAAGAGGAAATGTAACTGTACCAACCGCATTAGCAGATTTAACAGATGATTCGACACATAGACTTGTAACCGATACGGAAAAGACAACTTGGAATGCAAAAACTTCTCTTGCTTTAGGCGAAACATCTTCTACGGCTTATAGAGGTGACAGAGGTAAGACTGCTTACGATCATGCGTCTGCTAAAGGTTCTAAATTTGAGAGTGGACTTTATAAAATTACAACTAATAATGAAGGACACGTAACAGGTGCAACTGCTGTTGCGAAAGCTGATATTACCGCATTGGGTATTCCAGCTCAAGATACAACGTATACAAGTAAAGGTGCCGCAAGTGGCGGTACTGATGTGTCTCTTGTTACTACAGGTGAGAAATATACGTGGAATAATAAAGCAAATAGTTCAGATTTATCTGCTCTCTCGACTACTGTTTCAAACAACAACACTGCACAGAACAACAATCACAAGGTAACGTTAAAACAAGTAGCCACAACAGGTTGGACTGCTGACACGACAAGCCAAAGCGGAAATACATTGTACAAGAAAACGATAGCCTTGTCGCACGTTTACGTCACATCACCGATAGTGGATATAGGAGCAAGCGGAGTATTGCCGACAATGGCACAGCAGGAAGCGTATGACTTATTACAGTATGTGACCATAAACGGAACTACGCTCACGCTCTATGGTAGTGCGATACCGAGTACAGCGTATTACATCAACATAACAGGAGTAGATTGATATGGCAGAGACATTATGTAAACTCATTAAGGATAGTGAAAGTATAGTTACCCTATATAGTGCGTCAGCTTATGCAGAAACCGTCACTCTGTCGCGAAGCTATAAAGGGTTTAGGTGGCTTGTTGTAGATTATTCGGTAGCAAGTATTCATAATTCATCAATTTATAATTGCAACGATTTAGCCACAAGTCAATATATAGGAGCAGGCATAGTAACCACCTCGCCTTATGGAATATACGCTCATATAGTAAACAATACATCAATAAAAGTAGATTATTACACAGCAAACACCTACATAGCAAAGGTCTACGGCATTAAATAACAAGGAGGAAAACAACAATGTTAAACAAGTATTATGTATTAGTTCTTTCACTTAACAAGAGTGGTGGCAACGCAGAGGAAATCACAAGACACGATACCTACGAAAGCGCAGAGAGCAAGTATTACGACAAATGCTCAAGCTATGCGGGCAACGCACAGACAGGCTATGTCGTTATTCAGTTGCTTGACGGATATGGTCGTTCGATTATGAACGCTACTATCGACAGACTTCCTGAGTCTGAGCCTGAACCGACAGAGGAATAATCTTGAATGAATTGGAAAATCATCCTTTTCATTCTCATTCTATGGCTCATTATGACACTTGTTATGGTGATAACGATATGACGTAATGCGATGTCGGAATAGGTAAACGATAGGTTGTATGTCAACACCGAGACTAGTAGAGTTGACGCTACGGGGTTCTGTTAG